TTTTAATATCATCAGATCAGTTTGACAAATGGTTTGTTAAAAATGAAAATTTATAGATCAAAAAGAGCATTTTGGGCGCGGTACAAAACGCCAGAAAATTATTGGCACACAACAACGATAGGAGCAGAAGAAATTATATTTTTTCTAAACGAAAAAAATTCTTGTGTGGAAAAAAGTTTTATAGGTTGGATGATTTCAAAAATGATAGTGTTTTTGAGTGTTTAAATTAAAAAAGCCGGGATTGAATTTCCCGGCTTTTAACATTTTATTGATTTGTTGTTGCTTGTTACTTCTCTTGACGAATTACCCAAGCACAGAAGGAATGGGCGTCCAAGTAAAGTAAAGTTTCGTCCAAGTCCGGTTCTGAGAGATTCCAGGCATACGCTTGACCCAATGCTCTGACAATCAAGAAATTGTCTTCGTTTTCATCTTCGTGAATTTCTAGTTCATACTTTTCCGGTATGAAATACCCACAAACATCATCTAAGATTTCCATTGCTTCGTCAGGATCAATTGGATCATGTTCATTTCTCTTGAAAGGAGAAAGCATGGATCCGAGTCTTTTTACGATTCTTGTTAAGAGGGAATTTTTTGATTGTTGTTTTCTCATATTTTCACTGTTCTTCTCTAAAATTTTACAGTGAAAAATATGAGTTTATTGGAGGGATTATCTTGAGATTGTGTACCAACTACCGGCAGCGCCAGCAGCAAATGATCCTGATGTTCCACCAATGATCATGAAGTTTGTTCCGTCACAAAACATGACAACAGATCCAGTTGGAGACATTGAAAGTTTTGAACCTTTTGTGTAACCGTCTGTAATTGGATATCCTGAAGCGTCTTGTGAACTTGTTAGTTGATGACCCAATACAGCATTTAGATTTTTAACACTAAACATTGCACCTGGGCAAGCTGCCGCTACTGGCAAAGTTCCTGTTAAAGCTGTTGCAGAGCCAGACAGGGTTACAAGACCCATGTCTCCTGCTGACATTGTAAAGTTAGAAATAAACTTTAGGGTGTCATCTACCTTGTATGGTAAGAATCCTGAGTTTTCTGTGTTTCTTGCTACTTGAAATCCGGCACCTGTTGCAGTGCTTACTGGGCCTTGATCGCCAATTCTTGTTCCGATTGCCATGTGTTATTGATCTTTCCTTAATTGTATAAGTCTATTGTAACTATATTTCTTCATTGAAGAATTCTATATATTAATAACATGACTATAAAACTAACTGAGTGGCTTGTTAAAGAATTTATGATGGTCGGTGATCAGGAACAAAGCATGACAAACGGACCAGACATGACTCATCTTGGCATGGGAGCAGATCACTTGTTTACCAGCTATACACGACATAATCCAGTTAGAGAAAAAATGCTTCAAGGAAATGAAGAAGGATCTGTGAACCGCGACGAATCTATAGAAGATGAACTTACTTTAAGTCCAGAGGAACGCGAACAAAAAAGAGCTCATCATCAAGAAAACACACTAGAATAAATTACTGTCCGTATTTAAGAAGCATATAACACATGGCTTCTTTTCTTGAAACAAAAAATCCAACCAGCTTTGGTTTCTGGGATTCTGATCCATTATTCCAGTGGGATGCAGAGAGAATGATCACTTTTGTTCTTCGCTCTCTTGGTGAAGACGTTCTTGGTGTTGAGCTTCCAAACAAGAAAATCATCTGGAACTTCTTTGAGAGTTCAACCAGAGAGTTTCAAGGTTTAATTATTGAATACCAGGCAAAGAGTAATTTGGCTTCTCTTCTTGGTATGCCAACAGGCAGCTTCAACGCAAACAATCCCCTTAGTCCAAACAACATAAATCTTACCAACATGTACGTGAGACAGTCTCTTGACTTCATGGACAGAATGAGTGAAGTATATGCTGGGTATATTGGAGTTGGAGGAATACAGGACAGTTATTCTGGTTCAATTACAATCACTCAAGGTAGACAAGATTACAATATCTATACAGAGCTTGTAAACGATCAAGGAATTCCTTTGTTTAACTTACAGCCAAGTGGTTCCGTTGGAAAGATGCAAATCTATGACGTGTTTCAAGTCAGTCCAATCAACTATCTCTTCTCTGCTCAAGTTACAGCAGGAATGTTAAATTCTGAACTTGTTGGCCTGGGTGCTTCGGCTGCTGCGGGCGCCAGTGGTTACTATCAAGTTCTTCCTGTGTTTGAGGATGTTCTTCGTGGTGGGGAACTTAAAATGTCTCAGAAAGTAAGAAGAAGTCATTATTCTTATAAGATTTCTGGCAAGAACATAAGAATTTTACCAATTCCAACAAACATTGTTCCAGGAGTAAATGACAAGCTTTGGATGAGAATTGGTTACAAACAGACTGCTTTGCCAACTTTGGCAGACACTTTGTTGGTTTCTGGAACAACAAACATAACGCCAGGACATGCTGCTCCTGGAACTTTTGCAGATGACTCAATTTACGGAGCTTCAAATCCCGCGAACATTCCATTTGGAACAATGCAGTATAGCTCTCTAAACCCTTGGGCAAGGAATTGGATTGCACAATATACTCTTGCTTTGTCAAAAGAACTTCTTGGCAGCATTAGAGGAAAGTTTAAAAACATTCCAGCCGGTGATCGTGATGTTACTATGAATGGTGATGACTTGGTTCAACAAGCAAGAGAAGATAAAGAAAAACTCATGACAGGCTTGAAAGAAAAGCTTGAAAGTTTAACTTATGACAAACTTGCCGAGCAAGAAGCAAACAGAGCAGAACAGATGGCAAAAGTTCTTGGGATGGTTCCAATTCCTCCCAAAGGCGTCTTCTTAATGGGGTAATAAACAATGGCTAGGTTATTTGTTTCTCCAAAAGATATTGATTTCATGAATGACGTAGTGAAAGAACTTGTCAAGGACGTTGTAGGACAGAAGATATATTACTATGCCATTTCTGTGATGAAATCTAAGGTTCATGAAGTGTATGGTGAATCACTATCAAAAATATTTGAAAAACCCATCATGCTTGACGTGATCGCTGGACAGCCAGCGTGGGAATCAAAGATGGATATCTTTGGAAAAGAACAAACTGCCACAATAGAAATATTGGTACAAGCAAGAGATCTTATTGACAAACACATCAGTCCGAACGAAGGAGATTATTTTACGTATGGAGATGCGTCATATGAAATTGTTTCTTTTGTTAACTTGAACAACATTTATGGGCAAGAAGAGTATGACTCCGCTTTTAAGTTGATTGGAAAACTTGCCCGTCCAGGTGAATTTAATCCAAAAGACTTTTTCCGTCCATCAAAAGATGTTGATGGAAACTTGTCAAACAAAGGCGACTTCGTTCAGTCTGAATTTGAGCAACAAAGAGGAAATCCAGAAGATAGCCAGGGAAATGAAACTGGTGATATTCGTCATGTAAGAGAAAGAATGGGAGATGATGTTACACCAAATGTTCTTGGAGAAAAACCGGCAAAGATCAAACCAGATCCAGACAAAGGCTTGACAACAGGATTCTTGTACGATGACTAAATTAAATTCTACTTACAAAAGTAATAACATGTCACTTCTTGAAAACTTCATCTTTGAAAAAATTGGAAAACATTTTGACTTTCAAGCATTTAAAACAATTGAACCCGGATATGCACAACTAAGTTATGCTGATGATACTTTGATGTTTCTTGGACAAGGTTCATCAAGGCTAGCTTGGGCAATGAGTTCAAAGAAAGTTTTAAAATTACCTATTCCTGGCATTTCAGCCGGAAAAGAACAAAATCAAGAAGAGGCAAAAAATGCAAAACTATTTCCAGGACTTGTTACGAAAGTTTTTGCAGCACATCCTGATGGAGATTGGTTAATTGCAGAACTTGTAAGAGAACTAAAATCAGAAGAAGAATTCAAAGAAAAGACAGGCTTTGCATTCAAAATGTTAAAGAATTTTCTTTTGGTTCCAAACCCTTACAAATCTATTGAAACCTTGAACAAACTAAAAAATTCCAATCCAGAATACAAAGCTTTTTTGAACTGGAATCAGTTGATAGAAATTGTTAAGATTCTTAAAACAGAAACAGAAGAATCACCATTTTTAACAGACATGTTAAAGGTTGATCATTGGGGACTGACCCCGGATGGGAATATTGTTTGGCTTGACAGTGGTTTATCAACAGCAGCTTATAATAAAAACTATGATGTTAATACTGGCTATTTAAAACCACAACAATAATGACAAGAGCAAACAAAAAGAAAGAACAAATACTTGAAAATTTGGTTGATCAAGTTTTGAAAGAAGAAATTGCTGAAAACGGTGATTTTGGAGTTCTTAACTTTGTTCGTTCTTACATGAATGCCTCTGTAGAACCAACTACAGAACTACAAGTTACAGGAATTTTAAACAGAACAAATCATCTTCATCAACAGTTCTCTTCTTCAACAACAAGTTTGGATGTTCTTGGAAGCAGATTTAAAGACTTGATTATTGAAAGTGGTTTAAGCACTACTCCTTCTTTTCAAGAGTTAATGGAGCTAACTTCAAAGATAAAAAACAGTGTTTTGCCTGAGTATCAGACATACTCACAACAGTCTTTGGTTACAACTCTAAAAAACAACAAACTTTACACAGAGAACATTACAATAACAACAACTGCAAGTTTTGTTCTTGGTTTATTTAAAAGTTCTGTTCCTGTTGTTCTAAAGGTTTTATCTGAGGTTGGAAAAACAATTTCAGTTCAACAAAAACAGTACAATGAATCCGTTGAACAACTACAACAGTTGATAAACAAAATTAATTCTGGCGAATCATACAATGAATGGCAACCATCAGATGATGTATCCTTTAAGATTTACACTTTCATGTGGAATGAAGGCGGCTTTCAACCAACAAAATACTTTTTTTCTGAACAAGAATTCACCAGTGACAAGGACCAAGCGCGCTCTGTGACTCTCGGTCTTTTTCACAGACTTGTCATGTGTTGGAGACTGTTTAAAATAATTTGCACTTTACTCTCTGTGGGTTCAGGATACGTTCAGAGCATGGCGAACAACAAAGAATTTGCAAATTCTTTTAAGAAAATCTTAGATTGTTTCAACAAAACCTAGCTCACAGTTGTTCTTATGGTTGTCGTGACCACAAGAACCAACATTCCACAAGAACTCCAAAACAATCAACCAACTGATTTAAAACAAGGCTTTGACACAAGTTTTGATTCAGATAATGTCTATGATCCAACAATAAACAATCAAGGATTGCCTGTTGCATCGTGCGGACTTGAAGATGTTGATGTTGGTGTTTTTAATCTTTTCAAAGACGAACTTGGCTTTAACACAAAACAAATACAAACAAAACAAGGAGATCTTTCCATTACAAAACCTGTTGTTGTATTTGCTGCTGGTGAAAGATTTGCCAACGTAAAAAGATTAAGACCAATTAGAGATAAAAATGGCGCTCTTATTCTTCCCGCCATTTCAATTAGAAGAACAGGACTACAACAAACAGATGAAGATATAAACGGAAGAGGCATCAGTCAAAATGCTGGACCAATCGTTATCAAAAGAAGAATTGATGCACAAGATCCATTCTACCAAACTTGGCTTAACAAACAAAGATTAAAAAACACCAAAAACTCACAAGACAGCAACTCTTCATTGTCTCAAGAAGATAACATTACAAACAAATACAATGTTGTCTTGGAAGATTCTCTTGGAAACAACATTTTTGAAGTGATTTCTGTTCCTTCTCCACAATTTTACACTGCAAGCTATGAAGTTGTGTTTTGGACAATTCATCATCAACACATGAACTATATGATTGAAACGTTGTTCAACTCTTTTCTTCCACAAAGAAGAGGACTTAAAATTACCACAACAAAAGGTTATTGGTTTTTAGCTGATGTTGGAGAAGAAATAACCAATGATGGAAATGAAGATGACTGGACAGAAGACAAAAGAATTGTCAGATATTCTTTTCCTCTAACAGTTCAGGCATATTTTTTTGCAGCATCAAACCTTCCTGGTCAACCATCGCCATTTACTCGCTATGTTTCTTCTCCAAAAATAGCATTTGATATCGTTTCTTCAAAAGGAAGTGATATTCAAGCAAGAAAAAATTTGAACAGAGTGGTTGATGAGACAGATTCTAAGTTTCTTCTTTCTGAAATACAGACAAACGAATCCGAAGAACAAGTTAGAACAACAGATGAAAACTACGCAGAACTAAAACAAGAAAAAGACAACACAACAGGAAAAACTATAGAAAAATACGTTCCATTTTCATCCAGAGAAACAACAGGAAAATTTGGTGAATCTGTTTATTCAACGCCCAAATTTAACAGTCTTGATTCTTTTGTGTTGTCTCTGAAAGACAAAAGAAATTAGCATTCAGAAATGAGAGCGGCTAATTATGTTTAACTCAAATTTTTTAAAAGGTAGATCAAGATAATGTCACAACAAACAATAAATCAGTCACCAGGATACTACGATCGTGAAATTGACCTTTCTCAAAAGGTTGTAGCTCCAACCGGAACGCCATATGCAATCGTTGGTTCTTCAACAAAAGGCAGAGCTTTCACACCAATGACAGTCGGTTCCTACTCAGACTTGGTAGCACTGTTTGGAGAAGCAAATCAAAAAAACCCATCTTTGTTCGCCGCAAAAGAAGTTTTGCAAAATGGCCGTGCAGTAACTTTCACAAGAGTTCTCGGTGCGGGCGCTTCTCAGAATTCTACCGAAATTGAAGCAACAAGAACAGCGGGAATTGTTAAAAATGCTGGCATGAAGGTTATTGGCTCTGTTGTTGGCAACGGAGATAACCGTCACAAGGGGTATGTTCAATTTCTTGCCGCAAAACACATTGTTTCTAGCTCTGAAGCTGTTGGGTTTCCAATGTTTTCAGACAACAGCAGTTTTGCTCTACCCTCAGATGCGGCGAGACTTGTTAGAGCAGCTTTGTTTACGGCTTACGACAGTCGTTTTATGGTGATGGACACAAACGAAACTTTTGCTCCATCAATTGATGACGCCGCAACAATTGACAACACTCCTGCAAATCCAACATACAGAAACTTCAAGCTTGTTCTGTCAACTTCTGCTGGTTCAACTTTTGCAAAAACTGATGGATTTGCAGGCATTAAAATTTTTACTGCTTCTTTTAATCCAAGTGATAACTCTTACATTGGAAAAATTCTGAATACTGATCCAACAAGATTTGAAGCTGAAAAACACTTGTTGTATCTTGATTTTGCCGTAGATGCTGAGTTGGCATCTGTTGCATCAGGGTCAGGAAACAATGGTTCTGTAATGATTTTGTCTGGATCAGATTTACAAAGCGCCAATTCTGGGCTTATTATTGGAATGAGAGAAGCTTTTGGTCGTTTTGACACAAGATTTACAACAGCCAAAACTCCTTCATTCATTTCACAACCATTTGGTTCAACTGAACATGATTTGTTTTCTGTTGAGGCACTTGACGATGGATTTGCTGGTTCTGGTAAGTTTAAAATTTCAATCGGTTCCCTGAAACTAAGTTCAGATCCAAAAAATCCTTTTGGAACCTTCTCTTTGATTGTTCGTGATATCAACGACACAGATTTTGATCAAAAAATTCTTGAACAGTTCAATGGACTTTCAATCAATCCAGAATCAGAAAACTATATCGCAAAAGTAATAGGAGATAAGAAAGTATTCTATAATTTTGATGTTGAAAATGAAGACGACAAAAGATTGATTCAAGTTGGACAGTTTGGAAACAAGTCAAAATTTATTCGTATTTCTGTCTCTGATGCCGTTAAACGCAAAAATGTTCCACCGCAGTCTCTTCCTTTCGGCTTTAGAGGCGTTCCTGTCATCAACACAAATTCCTCTTTGACAGACACGGGAAATGTTGCATTGTCAGCAAGATTGGCCGGTTCTGGTTCGGCATCTGTTGTTTCAAGCAGCATTGTTCCTCCTCTACCTTTTCGTTTTAAAATTACAAGAGGCGCAGTTTCGGATTCTCCAACTTTCTCTGGAGATCCTGGTTCAAGTGAAATTGTTGATCATCGTTTGTTTTGGGGAGTTAAATTTGAAAGAAACACAAATGTAACAAATCCAAACATCGTTTCACTTCCAAATCCAATTGTTGAAGCTTATAGTAAATTTCAGGGAATTGAAAAACTGGATGTTCTTGTTTCTGGTTCTTTCTGTGACCAGTTCAACAACAACAAATTCACACTTGCAAAAATTTCTTTTGATCCAGCTTATTCATCCGTTGGAGATCTGTTGAATGTTTCTTCTGAAACTGTCATGAAGGGCGCGGCATACATTAGAAATGGAACACCAGAATCACAAAATTATACTGTGTTGGATGGTTCATCAACAAGAGTTACTCTGGCTTCGGTTGTTAATTTTAAGAACTACAGCGATACAGATGTAATTTCTCTGTTTAACAAATTTGCAGATTTTACAAAATTTACAACACTAATGTATGGTGGCTGGGATGGTACAAACATCTTTGAAACAAACCAACTAAACGACGTAGCCACAAGTACGGAGTCAAGCGCAACCAGAAATGGCGGTGCTTCAAATTCATATACATCTCCTGGAGCTACTATCAACTATTCTGGTATTTCAAACGCAAATGCTTCGGTTCAGTCTTTCAAGACAGCAGCAGACATTGCAACAGATCCAAGAATCACCAATGCAAATGTTTTCGCCTTCCCAGGAATTCGTGAACCACTTGTTGTTGACTACGTTGCAGATCTTGTGAAAAATAAAAACCAACTGGCCTTCTTTGTTTCAGAGGCGCCAGCATATGATGACAACGCAACAAGAATTTTTGATTCTGAAACAACAACAATTGATGCAGAAAATACAGCATTTACTTTCACTGCAAGAAACATTGACAACGACGCAACTGGCTTTTATTTTCCAAACGTTGTCATGGAAGACTCAAATAGAAAAAGAGTTACACTTCCTGCTTCTGTTCCGGCTTTAACGGCTTTGAGTTATACAGACAAAGTTTCGTATCCGTGGTGGGCACCAGCAGGTTTGAACAGAGCAAGTTTGGACAGTGTAAAACTTACTCAGGTAAGATTAAACCAACCAGATCAAAACTTGTTGAATGAAGCAAGAATCAATCCAATCATCAAGTTGCCAGGAGAAGGTTATGTCATTTTCTCGCAAAGAACTGCAAAACTTGGTAGATCTGCTCTTGAAACTATCAACGTGAAAAGAATGGTTCTTGAAGTTAAATCAATGGTTGTAGCCGCTGCCCAAAACATTGTCTTTGAAAACATTACTCAAGACTTGTACGATCTCTTGAATTCTAACATCAAATCTTTGATGGCTTCAGTTCAAGTAAAACAAGGAATTGAAAGATTCAATGTTGTTTGTGACGGAACCAACAATACCGAAAACGACGTGAACGCAAACAGAATCAACGGAAGAATTGAGTTTAAACCAACTCGTTCTGTTGAATTCATTTTTATTGACTTCTTTGTTACACCTTCTGGTGTGAGCTTCGGAAGTTAAAACTATCTATTAACCAGAGTAGAATAAAAAGATGTCTGAAACAACAAGCCCAAACGTAAGATCAAGAGAAATTGACAACACAGGGCCAACAAGTAACTCACCTGTTGGTGTTCCTGCTGCTGTAATTTCTCCAACACAAAAAGGTCCAGCATTTGTACCAACTACCGTTCCAACTTTCCCTGACTACACCACAGTCTTTGGAAATCCAGTTGAAGGAGCAAAATTTGGAGCTCTTGCCGCAAAAGAATGGTTGTCTACACAACAATCATTTTTGCAATTAAGAGTTTTGGGAGCAGGTCAAGGAACAAGAAGAAATCAAAGCGGAACAAACACTGGACAAGTTGACGGCGCAGGATTTCTTGTTGGAGACCAACAACCACAAGTAACTTTGTCTGGCGCTCTTGGACACAACACTTTTGCTAAAACTTCTGGAATTCCTTCTTTGTTTGGAAGTCCAGGAAGAACATTCTTCCTGGCTGCTGCAATGACAGAAAATTCAGATTATAGTTCAACATTTTTTTCTGAAGCTGGTCTTGGATCACAGGCGGTTATCACCAGAGGAATTCTGTTTGCTGCTTCTGGTGTTATTTTAACTCTTTCAGCATCAAATGTTGATAGCGGTTTAACTTCAGACAACGTCGCTCAATCTGGGGCTCTCTTTGGTTTTCATTCAGGGAGCGTTAATCTTTCTTCTGGGAAACAGGAGTTTGTTATGTTGCTTAACGGACACAAACAAACTGCAACCTATCCAAGATGTTTAACAGCTTCATTTGACTTGAATGCTGCAAATTATTTTGGAAACGTTTTCAACCGTGATCCACTGAAAATGGAAGAAGCTGGTTACGTTCTTTATTCAAGTTTTGACATTCAACCAAAGCAAGCTTATGTTACTGGATCTAGTTTTGTAAACGCCGTTTCAGGAGCAGCGCAACTAGGAAATGGTCTTGAAAACATCGCTTTTTTGCTTACAAGTTCAGTTTCAAGAAACAGTGGATCAACAACTGTACCAAATTTTGAAAATTTTCAAGACAGATTTAGAGCAGCAAGCACTCCATGGATAAAATCACAAAATTTTGGTGGAATTCAGCAAAATCTATTTAAAATTTGGATGTTGGATGACGGTTCAGCCTCAAATACAAAAGCCAAATTTTCAATTGAAAACATTGCCCCATCAACAACCGACACTTATCAATTTGGAACATTTGATGTTGTTGTTAGAGATTTCTATGACAATGACAATGCAAAAGTAATTCTAGAACAGTGGAGAGGATTAAATCTTGATCCAAATTCATCAAACTATATTGGAAAAATAATTGGTGACAATCACACTTATTTTAACTTTGACACTTCTGAAGGTAAGCAACGTCTTGTAACAACTGGAGAATATTCCAACAATTCAAACTTTATTCGTGTTGAAATTTCTGACTTGGTAAAAAACGAAGAGATGAATCCAACTGCACTTCCAGTTGCTTTTGGTGGTCATCAACACTTGGTTACTTCTGGTACTGCTGTGTTTCCTGCCCTGGTTGACACAAACTATCTTCAAGGTTCAAACCCAACACAGAAGATAATTCAGCCACCAGTTCCATTTAGAAAAAACTTAACCAAAGGTGGACGAAGTTCGGTTAGAGCAGATAGAAATTTGTACTGGGGTGTACAGTTTGAAACCGTTGTTGATCCAAGAACACCCAACAACTCTTTGATCTTCAATGATTCAATTGAATCATTCAACAAGTATTATCCAAACTTTCAAACAACTTGGATGAATGTTGTTGTGAGAGACAATGAAGGAACTGCTTCAACTCCTGAAAATGGTGTGCTGGATGCATCTTTGTTCTGCAACAACGCATTCTCTCTTGAAAAAGTACAGGTTATCTACAACTCAAACACCTCTCTTCCAGATGTAACTCAACTTGAAAATTGGACATATGTGAGAACTGGTTCAATTCCAACAAACACATCTGATCTAACAAGAGCACTCAGAGTTTCAGATCTCACAGAACCATCAGTAAGAAACGTGGCAAAGTTTACCTTGTTTGCTGAAGGTGGTTTTGACGGAGTTCGTGTGTTTGATGAAGATTGCACAACTTTTTCCAATGCTGCCGTCACTCAAGAGATGGAATACGCAAACAGAGGATTAACAAACGGACCAACTGTCAAGAGTTACACAAAAGCTCTTGACATTCTAAGCGACATTTCAGAAACCTCAATTCAACTTCTGGCAATGCCTGATATTCGTGTTCCATATCTTACAGACTTGGCTACAAACATGGTAGAAAATCGTTTTGATGCTTTGTTTGTCATGGACATTGAACAGAGAGATTACATCAACTCAAAAGTTACAACAGACTCCCAACAAATTAGCGTCAAAAACACAGTTTCGGGATTTAGAAATCGTGGTCTTAACTCAAGTTATGCGGCAGCTTACTTCCCAGACGTTATTTTGAGAGATACTGTCAACAGAAGCTTGGTTCAAGTTCCTCCATCTGTTGCTGTTCTTGGTGCATTTGGAAAGAACGATGCCCTGGCTCACCCATGGTACGCTCCAGCAGGTTTCTCAAGAGGTGCTCTTGGAACTACAGATAGTGTGGCTGTTCAGTTGAATCAAGAAAATCTTGACTCGTTGTACAGTGTGTCAATCAATTCTCTAACAACTTTCCCTGGTCGTGGTCCTGTGGTTTGGGGACAGAAAACACTTCTTGCAAAATCATCAGCATTTGATAGAATTAACGTTCGTCGTCTCTTGATTGAATTGAGAAGAAGAGTTAGAAAAGTTGCGCTCAGAGTTTTGTTTCAACAAAACAGAGAAGCAACTCTTCAACAATTCAAGGATTTGGTAACTCCAATTCTTCGTGAAATCAAGACTCAAAAAGGCGTGGATAACTTTCAGGTTGATATTGACACAACGACAACCACAGAAGCAGATATCCAAAACAAGACAATTAGAGGCAAAATTTGGGTTGCACCAACCAAGACTCTAGAATTCGTATCTCTTGACTTCGTTTTGAACAACAACGTAGGAGCTCAAGTAGGTTAATCAAATAATTAACTCTACAGAAAGATTGAAACATGACAAAGACAATTAAAGTTACAAAGAAACAATTTCAGAAGATAGTAAAAGAAGCTTCTGAAAAGAAAAACAACAGCAGCAAGGGCACCATCAAGATTACGAGTAAAGAACTTAAAGAAAAAGTTCGTAGTATTGTTGAGTCAAAACTTCAAGAAATGAATAAAATTTCTAGAGTTCCTGCCAAAGCAGCAATTTGTGAAGACTTGGGATATTCAAAGTCACAAAAACAAGAACAAACTGTCGTAACAGAATCAGCAACACCTTCTGTACAACTAACTGACAGACAAGAACTTGCAGTTAAGTTTGCAAAAGTCCTTACCGAAAAGAAAGATGTTTCTGTGAAAGATCTTGAAAAATACAAGTCTGTTGCAGAACTAACAGAAGCAGACTTTCAAAAAACAGAAGAACTTCTTAAAGAATGGTATTCATCAAAAGATGATTCAATTCTTGAAGTTGCCAAAGAAGCTCTAGCTCAAAAATAATCTTTCCTTTCTTTCCAATCCCCAACAAACTTAAATTATTGATTTAGTTCTTGTACAAAGATTGTTTTATTTGTACAAGAACTAAAAACAAGAAATATCTATCAAAAAGAGTTAAAACAATATGGCAAGAACCTTACCCGTAGAAGACATGAATCCTGTTAAGTTCCAACCAAAAGCCAAAAGACAGTATGTCTTGGCAATTGAAGGAATTGACAGTTTTCTTGTTAAATCAGCAGCAAGACCACAAGTAACCACAGAAGAAGTTGCAATCAACTGGATCAATACAACAAGATACGTGGCAGGAAAAACAACTTTTGGAACAATGGCAGTAACACTTCACGATCCAATCTCGCCTTCAGGAAGTCAACAGGTTATGGAGTGGTTGAGACTTTGTTATGAATCTGTTTCTGGACGCGCTGGCTATGCAGACTTCTATAAGAGAGACGTACAGATTAGAGTTCTGGATCCAGTTGGAACTCAGGTGGAACTTTGGGACATTAAAGGTGCTTTCGTAACAGAAGCAAATTTTGGTGATCTTACAAGTGAAGGTTCAGACATGATTGAAATTTCACTAACAATTCGCTTTGATAACTTCGTTCTACAATACTAATAGGTTTATTACAATGAAAATTAATATACTTTTAGAAAAATTTGTTGACAGTGCACTGCTTGATTTTGGAATGGATGAACCAGAAACAAATGATCCAGCAGATGCTCAGGAACTTTCTTACTTTCAAGGTTCAGATCAAAATGATAACGAAGTAGATGAAGGCGAACTTGGAAACCAAATAAGAAAAGTTGCTGATTATATTGGAACAGATTACACAAATTTGAATAGAACCAAAGAAGAAATACTTTCAGGCAATAAAGATACAATTATCAAAGCCTTGAAAGATGGAGTTGTTCCTAGTGACGTTGCTTTCTATATCTCTCACCTAACCCCAGGAGTCTTTAGAGAGTTTGTCAATCAGGAACCGGGCGAAGGCTTCCACTCAACTCGTGACTAACATCTAATTTAGTCTTTTCAGATTAAACTGCACTTTATCCAAACTCACTCCAACAACATTCCCACACTCCCAACCCAGAAGTAAACTGCACTTTATTTAAGGTACAGGTTGACTTTTCTCCCAACGTGATGCACTCTGTTCAACAGAACTCGGTTTTGTCTCTCTATTTTATCTTTAAGAAAAGAAATCAAGATGAACATAGAAAAGTTTGACGATAAAAGCAAAGTTTCAATTTGGGTGTCCGACAACAAAATTAACTTAGCAATCAACGGCAAATTAGTAATGAAAGGAAAAGAAGATTTTGTTATGGTTACTTCCATTGAAGAACTTCTAACTTTTATTAAGAGACAGATAAACGAATAAGGAACAGGAGATGATATAACGAAAACGTATGGAAAAAGAACAACTAAGAAACGTATTAAAAGCAGCTAAATCGGGTGATTCTCTTGAGTTGAATTGTGTTTCTGTGGCTGGTGCTGCTTCCGGTACTTACAAGGTTCTAGAAGTTGTTACTGGACGTGGTAAAAATGGAATGTGTTTAGTTGCAACGCTTCAAAACGTTGAAAACAACAATCAAATGAAACTTTCCACAAAAGATAACAAGAGTATTTGTAGCATAAAACTAAACGGAGATTTTTTTGGGTCTTTGAGCGAAATAGAAAACTCGTCTGCGCCAGCAGCGCAGAACATGGACATGCATTTAAAAATCAAAGAAATGTTCTCTAAAACCAATCCTCCAAAAAAAGTTTCAATTGATTCAAAAAATAAAGAATTTGTTGGTGTGTTTGAAGTTGTCTCTCACGTGAAGAAAGCCGGAAGATGGGGACAGGTTATTCTTTCTTTAAAAAATCCCACAACAAATAAAGTTTTTGAAGTGTGGAGTTACAAACACTCTGGTCTGTTTACTTCTTTTAACGAATCAGTCTAGTAGAAACCACAACAACCTACATACATACAAATAATATGATGTTAATCTTCAACATGTTGTTTGTTTTGTTCTGTTTCGTGGCATTGGTTTTTAGTTACAAAATGTTTGTAAACAGATGGCAAATAGACGCACGAAAAGGCTTTATCCTTGCTTTGCTTATCAATGTTGCTGTGATGATTTTTGGATTTTTGTCTTTAAAAGAAGTGGGTGGTTTTAAAAGTTATCTTGGACCATTCACACAGGCAATGAATCTTGTAACTTTTATTGCGTTTGGTCAAAAAAGTTTAGCAGGCGTATTTTCAACATCTTCTAGCGTCTCAAATTCCTGACAGGGTTTCTTTCAGGAATTTTTTCATTTCTACGGTTTCCACCGACTCTCCAACACTTCATTATCCGAAAAGTACATTCTTGCCGAATGATGAAGCAGGCTGTTGTCTGTTGCCATTGTTCATTCTTGAATCAGACATTACTTGAGGACCATTTCCTCCTTGTTGTCCAGAAACTCTGTACAAAGCTTGTTGTGGCACAAGGTACGGTTGACCAAAGCCATTTACAACCTCAACCAACTGTGTCCAGAGGTGAGAAGAGTTGTTGATAACCTGAAGATCAATTCTTGTCTCGTTAAGTGGAACCACATAACAATTTCTTACTCCACGAATCACAAACTCTTGTTGTTCCATTCCTTGTGGAATTTGACCTGACTGTCTACAGAGCATCACTGGCCCACCTTCAGCAAACCCGTTCAACTTTAGCTTTTGAAACATGGGATTTCCAAGTCTTAGACGAACAGGAGCTTGTTGTTGTGGTTGTTGAACTTGTGGTTGCTGTTGTGGCATCATCATTGGCATTGGATAACCACCATCGTCAGGCATGTTTCCATATTGTTGTGCTTGCATTGCCATCATTTGTCCAGCATTTTCTAGAGCTTGAGTGTTAAAGCTTCTAATTGCAGGCATACCTCCGGGTGGCACAGGTGGAACAATTCCCTGTTGTGCCAAACGTTGATTTGGAGATTCTGGTCTTTCGGTCACAACGTTTCTTCCAGTTCTCTTGTTTTGATTTTGTTGTCTGAGGGCTTGAAATTTGTTTACCCAAGCTCCGTCATCTTTGTATTCCATTTAAATAAATCCTTTTAATCTCAGTTTAGAATCTTCTGCCAGGATTGGTTGTAATTCTGTTTGGTGTTGACAAAGAATTTAGAAAATCTGAAGTGTGATCGTAACCTTGTTCGCCTTCTCTTTTGTTTTTCTGTTTTTCTTTATGAGCAACATACTGATCGTTTGGAGAAGAATAGTCATCTGTTGGCATTACAGATGCTTCGGATACTTGCGCCATCTTGCCATTCTTCAAAAGATCCAGATGTTTTCTGATTGCTAAAACGATTTCTTCTGGGGATGAAACTGTAACTGTTTGTTTGAAACCCGGATAAAAATCCAAGGTATAAGAACCGTCTTTTTGTTTCATTAGTTCAATTCTTCCGCGAACAGACTTGTCATCATGATAAAGATCATCTGACGTTGGTGTTGAATCTGTTTCGTCGTAGTTGCTCCACTCCGCAGATTTAACTTTAAAATCTCTGTGATTTTTTACTTCGTGAGATGGTTCAATATTGGCTGTCCAGTAGTTTTTCCAAGGATTTTGAAAACTTGTAGCAATCCATTGAGTTCCTTCTAAAGCTGTGTCAAACAGTTTTTGATATTGCTTATTTTCTATAGAGTCATTTTCAAAAAGAACCGAAGAAAATTTGTTGTTTTTTGCTTCTCCAGTAACAGAAAGTGATGGTTTCATTTTTTGTTTCATGTTGTTTGTTCCTAAAACATTGTGCAAAGTTTTTGTGTAAAGCTCTGAAATTGTATGAGACAATAGTTGTTTTACAAAAGGAATATCCATTCTTTCAAACTTTACGAGAATTTTCTGACTGTCCGTTTTCAAACCTTGCTCTGGTTCTCTTTTCATAATTTCGCAAACTATCTCAACTTCTTGAGTTGGTAGAACCTTGAAGGCAAACCATCCGTTTAAACTCAACTTTGAATCACGAAAAGTAACTTTGAGGTTTGGAGATTCGCGACCAGAAAAAACATCTGACACTTGGACAGATTGAGGCACGGCAGAAACTACTGCAAGTCTTGCCATCATTTGAATCTTTGTTTCAAGTTCAAACTTTGGTGGTTTTGGAGTTTCGTATTCTTTCAAGGAATCTAAAAATTCTTTAATTAACTTAGACATTTCTTCTAAATAGCACGGATTGGAACCCCAATCCATTTCATTGTCTTTTCACCTTGCACCAACAAATCTTTAAAAGCTTCCACAACTTGTTGGTTTCTGCTGCGAATAACATCTACGTTTTCACTGTTTTGCTCAAGATTTCTTCTGTCACTGTAAGATTGTGAAACAGGTTCAACTGTTGTGCCAGGAAATCTCAACCACATTACACGATCATAAATAATAATGTCTATCTTAACTGGTTGATTTGCTTTTGTTCCTTCATAGCGGATTGCATAACAATTTTGTTCTTTGCTTTTAAGCAAAGAAGTACGTTTCCAGTTTGTTATCTTTCCATAGTTTTGACCAATTACTAAATTGTCCAACTGATCCATTGGAAGAAACACTTCTGGCTCATTTCTTCTATTTTTTTCAATTTTAAGTTTTGAAACCAAATCATCAAAACATGTTTCCAAGACTTCCAAATAATTCTCCTCATTACAAGGCATTTCTGATTGCAAATAAATAATAAAAACATCTTGAGAAGAAGTTTGTAATCTAAGAATGTCGTCTGGTGTAATTTCAAGGTCAAAAGTCCACCAGGATCCACCATCTTCATTGTTGTTGAAAATAATGGAGTTTAAAAACTCTGACACGTCCCATTCGTTTTGAACGAAATAATATGGAAGATTATTTTTTAGAAGATCTTGCATTTTACCTTCTAAATCTGGCAGGATTTGTCTTAAGTTCAAACTTTCAAATATAAATGACTCAATCACGTTTTGTTTTGGTTTCATTGTTGGTTTAACTATTTTTGCAATGGTGGGTTCATCTGTCCAGTGTTCACCGTATTTGATAATTTCTGTACCGTCTTCCGATACTTCATATGGTGATTCTGGTTGTTCAAGTTCATGTTTTTCAAAGAACTGAATAAATCTTGAAGGAATAATTCCTTTATATCCAATTGAAAACGGTGCACCAACAATGGAGTGAATGTAGTCTGGTTTTCCCATTCCAACATCAGCTTCATATTCATGAATTGCGTCTTCGTCAATAACAATTTTTTTTCTGTCTTCTAGACCAGAGCCATCAACCATTAAGATAACTGCATCTTCACCGTATTTGTCACTTACTGCTTTTGCTATCTTTCTAGCTCTGTCAACGTCATGAGTAAGGTAAACAGCATTTTGAAGATTAAAGTTCCACTGAGTCCATCCGTGATCCTGTGGGTTTTGAAACTCTTTTGAAGGAATTAAACCTGCTCTTTTAATTGCGTTGTAAAATCTTCTTCTAGTGACGTGATACCAATCCGTAGCCTGAACATCTTCAATGATTTTAAACTGGTAACGGTTGTAGGTTGGAGCTTTGATTTCACGCTTCTCACCGGGAAGATACTCTTCTGACTCTCCAGAAACTTCCTTTGCTCCTGAAACAAGAGAAAATAACGTTCCAAGTTTCTTGTACTTTTCATCGTAAGATCCTTCGTACTTTTGCTCCACAACTTCAAATCCACCAAACTCAGGAAACACTTCCAATATTCCTTCAAGTTGAATATAAGCAGAAGAATCTTTTAAGAATGCAAAAGCAACATATATTGTTCTCTTAGTAAAATCAAGAAATATCTTTGAACGAGAAACTTGTCTTACTCTTTCTACATTAAACAATCCACGATCTTTACCGAAGTTTTTTGTCAGAGCATCTGGATCGTAGGAAAAGTAAGTTTTTCCTTTTGAAACATAAGCATATAAAATTTCTCTTGCTGTCTTTTTGTTTGGTTTGCCGGAGTAACCAAGTTGACGTTGATGTTCTTCGGTTTCTTTGATGGTTGTTATCATTGCGAAATTAATCTGCAATTAACTAGAAGAAGTTGGGTGGGAAAGTGTGGGGAGATTAGGAAAGAATAAAGTGCAGTTTATTTTAAGAGATCCCAAGGTCTGCTTGAGAAACTCTGCCAGCAACAAACTCTCTTTGCATGTTTGTAAAATAATCACTTAAGACCTCGCGAAATCTTCTAGGTGTTTCGTCTGAAACAAAAATACCAGCGGTTTCTTCATCCATAAAATCTTGTTCCCAATCTTCAGAGTCTTCACTAGAACTTTCTTCAAAAGTTTCTTGCAAACTTTGTATAACCAATACATGAGTTACAAAGATATCAAAAATAACTCTGTTGCCATTTTCTAAGACATAACAATGCATTGTAGAATTTGGCATCAACTTGTAATCTACTTGCCAAGTTTTCTTTCCAAGAAAACTGTGTGATGGCTCTTGTATTATAATGTCATTTATTATCTCCTGAACTGGAAGAATAAAATCATGTTCTCTCAAGAGTTGTTTGTCATGTTCAATTTCTCTTATAAGCATCTGAACTTCATCTTCAAATGAATCTAAGTTGTTTGAATTAACAAGTATTTGTTTTTCTCTTTCTATTTTCATCCAATCATGGCACACTAAACCGATTTTTGACATGTTTTTTGTGGGATCAAAAATAAATTCAACATTCCAAAGGTAAGGATTGGCTGGAGGATCATTGTTTACCTGGGAAGCATTGATAGTAAAACCTTGAAAATTTATTCTTTTTCTTTTAATTGCAATGTTGTTGTTGGAAAGAATATCCATTACTTTATCAAGAAGTATCTGAGAGATATTGTCTTTTTCTGAGAATTCTTCTTTAAGGAATGAAGAGAATTTGAAGATAGGTTTGGTTTTGATCATTTTAACAAAGAATAAGTAGATTATTATTCTTTGTTAAGAAGTTGATTAATTTGATAAAGTTCTATTAAAGAAGGGTAGTAAGAATCTTTTTTAATTGATTGTTTTGTTATTACTTTATCTACAGAACATTCTCTCATTTCAAAAGGATCAAAGATTGTTATGAATAACTTATTGTTTATTGTTATTTGATGAGAAACAAGTTTTAAGAACTTTCTTTTATCATTCTTTGACTTTTCTTTTTTGAAAGCAATCTCTGGGAAGTGTTCATCATGAGAACCATCTTTGGAAAAAGAACTTATTTGCTTGAAAAGATTTAGTAAGTAATCATCAACGATTATAGTAACTTTACTTTGTTTCCAAATTTTCTTGTTGATGTCTGCCGTGAGTCTGATTAGATTTTTGAACCAAAGAACTTCATTTGAATACTCTAATTCTCTTATGATATGAGTTTCTTGCTGTTTGAATTTCAATCCAGTGTAAGTTTCAGCTATGTTTCTTGGAACCAGACAAGATTGTAAATGTCTTTTGTTTGTGGTCACAGATTTTTTACCTCAATTTCGTATTCATTGAATCTTATCATGTTCTTTGGAGTTTTTCCATCGCAGATTAATTTTATATCTTTTCCTATTCTTAAGCAACCAAGCATTTCGTTGTAGTGATAATCTGGATGTTTGTTTAGAAAACTATGAACATCTTTTCCAATGTAAAATGTTGTGTTGCAAATTTTTTTCTGACTAAGAAAACATCTTGCTTCATAAATCAATTGACAAACATTATCTTTATGTTGAAAATCTTTTCCTTTATATGGGGTTAAGTTTTGACCAGTTACAAAATCAACTGGTTTTAGTTGATTTGCAGATAAAAATCTTTTTATCATAATAAATTTTATTATACAGACAATTTTCTTTTTTGCTCAACAACCTCAATAGCTTCTTCAAAAGACATTCCGGCTTTGGTTAAAAATTTAAGAAATTTCATTTCTTTTTCAATGGTTTCTTTTTCTTTTCTGTAATCAAGACCATAAAATTCTTTAAAAACAAACTCTTCATCAAGTTGATTTAACAGCTTTTGTTGTTCGTTTTGATCTGTCGTTGAGCGAAAATCTATCATTATTTCTTCGTTAGTTTTCATGTTTTTTTCCAAAAGCGTATTGGATTGCTTCTTCTCTTGTCATTCCTGTTTTAACTAAATTGTCAATTTCTTGTCCGTATTTGATTAAAGTTGATATTATATCTCTGTCAACTTCATCCCGAATTTGTTTCGCAATAATTTCTTCTAAATTATCCATGAACACAAGTATAAGAAAACAACAAAGCCTTGGTAATTTCTTACCAAGGCTTCATTTTTTAAGAAACTACTATGAGTTTTCTAGCAGTCTCCAGCCACCCGATGTTTTGATTTTTTTGTTGACAAGTTGATTAAAAGATTTGTATGATAAATTATGAAATAAACAAAATTGTCTAACTGTTCCCGTTATCAGAACTATTTCTTGAGTTGTGCAATTTATTACTGAAATGTTTGCGCTATATTTTGCCCATTGATTTTTAGCACTTACTTTTGATTTTTCACTTGATTCAGTTGTTCCTCTAACTTCTCTAATTTTTGCCGTTCTTTTGTTTAAAATTTCTGCACTTGGAGATTTACATCTTTTGTCTATTGAAACATTTGGAGTTTTTTTGTTTTTTAAACCTTCACGACTTAGATTTGCATTCTTTGATAAATTATAACATTGTTTTTGATTGTCATAGTGTTTATCAATATAATGCTGCTCTTTTTCAAATCTTTTATTTTTATCATTTTCTATTTCAATTACTTCAAATAAAAAATTATTTTCACAAAATGTTTTATTGAAGTCATTTTGCATAAATTTGTTGTGATGCTTATTAGATGTTAAAGTATTATAATGATTTTTGAATCTTGTTTTAAAAGATTTAGTGGAACCAATATAAATTCTGTTATTAATTTTGTTAACAATTTTGTAAATTCCACCATCTACACTATTTTTGTACATTATTTCAATAAAAAAAAGGAGCGTCTTTCAACACTCCTTTTTATTTCTGCCTTATTTTTGGGCTATATGATGCTCATGTCTAGCACTGTAACTGTTGCGTAGAAGTCAGCGCGAACCATCTTCTTACCGTAACGTGTCATGATTCCCTTACGTGGAGTAAAGTCATCTTGTGCGTAGATCACTGGAGTCAAGATAAGTGGTACGTATGGAGCGTAGATATATCCTGATTCAAGGAAGGTATTTCCCTTAAGACCGATCAAGATCTTGTTTGATGGGAAGTATGGATCCTTGTACACAACATATCTGTTGTTCAAAGTACCGGCAGCTTCGGCTCCGATTGACATTCCTTCTTTAACTTGACCGTCTCCGTCCATCTTGTACATTGTACGATATGAACTTACGTGTTCAAGGATTGTGCAAACTTCTGGTGAAGTCACAATGAAGTTACCACTTCCGCGAAGTGTCTTCTTGTGAATTGTGTTTGCTGCATCTGTTACTGTCTCAAGCAGACCTTGATACCACTGTTGAATGTCGCCAGTGAACGATGGTCCTGGAGAAAGTGTACCAGCGCGGGTTCCTTCTGTTCCAGTGTACTTGTTAACAAACTTACCAACTGCGCGTGACCAGTAAAGGTTTGCTGCTGAAGCTTGTGTTAGAAGATCCATCAAGATTTCTCTGTCAATGTCCAGAGTAATCATTTGCGACAAGAGGTTTGTCAATTCTGCTTCAATGTCAATTGAGTAGAATGCTGTGATGTCTTGTGCCATTTCAGGAGACCAACGTGCTCTCAACTTACGAGAAGTTGCTACCACGGCCACTGATTCAATCTTGATGTCAACTTCTGGAATCTTTGGTGATGCATCAAGTGCAAAGTCAGTTTCAAATGATGGGATCACAAGTGTGCTACCGTCACCGTTCACTGAAAGCGCATCTGAAATTACTGAAGATGCTGTTACGAAAGTTGTTGCTGTTCCACCTAGAGTTGGTGCTGCACCTGTGTTTGACACAGCTACAACAAACTGTACGTGCGATCCACCAAGAGCGTCAACAGTAAAGGTTCCGTTGATTGGATCAAAGTTACCTCTCTTTGTTTTTGTTCTCAAGTTTAGAACGCCTGTACCACCTTGGTAGTTTGCTCCCCAAGCAGTTGCGCCACCAGGAGTTCCACCAAGACCAGTAATTGCAATTTGATCCAAGGATCCAAGGTCAATACCAGCAATCTTTGATGCAAGTTCTGAAGCTGAAATGTGCAAGAAGGTATAGTCAAGCAAGTTGTTGGCAACGTCTACTTCAACCTGTGGATCATAGCCCACAAATCTTGCGTTAAAACCAACAAAGTCTGCTGTTGTCTTTACAGTTGGTGTTCCTGTTGTGGTCCAGGTAGAACCTGACAACCAGTAACCAACAGAGTCAGTACCACAAGAAACGTTCAAAGCTTGCTTCTGAACTCTTGAATAACCAGTTCCAATCAAACCATATTGTCCACCAGTTGCAGTTGAACCCGAACGGATTGCTGCGCCTGTTGGCAAGTTATAAATTGACTGTCCTCTTGTATATGTTTCGTTTGCTGAAGAATTTGACAGTGAAAGTCCTGCGTCTCCACCTACGTTTGAACCGTATGTGTAGTCCAGGAAGAACAAAAGTCCTGATGGCAAACTCATTGGTTGTACGGATACAACTTCGTTTGCAATCAATCCTGCGAATACTTTTCTGACAATTGGGAAGGCTACGTTAGTAAAACCTGCAATTTGTCCGCTTGAAGCAAGACCGGCACCACCTGTTGAGATAGCGTTTGCTTCGGTAAGCACTTGAGATGCTGTTTTGCCAAAGAAAACTTCCTGTGCTTGGTTTTCAAGCAAACGAACCATTTTTTCACGGTTCTGTCCACTCAATCCTTCAAGTAGGCCGGTTTCTGCCCAGCGTGCGGTTTTCTTTGTTAACTCGGCACCGAGCCCGACACGACGTGCGCCCTCTGCCAGTTGTTGAAATGTGAATGTCTGTTTTGCCATTTGTAATCCTTGTAAGTCTCGTTGTTTTTAACTATTGACGTTATTTCGTAATTCCTGCCAAAATCATCCAACGATCTCTAATTGGGTTAGACTCTGTTGACCCTTCAGCAGTTTCTTTGCTTTCCTTCACCAAAGATGATGATGGTTTTGTTGTTGCTGAAGATGAAGAACCACGAACTGTACTTGCTTTTCTTGTTGCAAGATTTTCGTCAAGAACTTCTTTGATCTTGAAGTAAGTTTCTTTTGCTTCTGCGATGGTCTTTACATTGTCCATGTAACCGGCCATTTTGCGCTTCTGTGAAACAGACACACCTTCAAGAGCCATCAACTTATTCAGATAAAGACTGCGTGCTGCAAGAAGTTGCATTTCAGCAACCGATTCTTTCAGACGAGCATTTTCTTTCTTAAGAGCAGATTCTCCCATTGGTGGTACTGAGTCATCGTCATCATCATCATCAGAAGATGATTCGTCGGAATCAACTGGAAGATCTGACGATGAGTCATCATCATCGTCAGTTATTTCAAAAGATGAATCATCATCTTCGTCGCCATCTGATACTCCGCCAAAGTCAAAATCTTCGTCGCCATCTGGTTCTGAATGAACTGCGTCCATACCATCACCAACGCTGGCGCCATCAATTCCTGGACCAGAAATATTAATGGTTACAGTCACGCCTTTTCCTGTGTCAACAACTGATGAATCTCCCATCACTGGTGCTTCATCTGCCATCATGCTTTGATTGCACTCTTGGATAGCTTTTGCAAGTTGAGCCGATTCTTTCTTGAGATTCTTCAGCTTTTCCTTAATTTTCTTCTTTGCTTCCATGACAGCAACAGTGTTTGTGTTCACTGCTTTTCCTGGTTTTACGGCAGGCATTTTTGCTGAAACTTTGTCACCAACTACTTCTGCGGCTTCTTCCATTGGTTCTGAACCAGCGTCTTCATCGCCAAACATTTCTTTCAAAGCGGCTTCAAGCTCAAGTGCTTCAGCCTCTTCTTCCAAATATCCGGCAGCGGCTCCTGTTTTCAATGAATCTTGCTTTCCTGGATCTTTTGGATCCGAATCAGAAGTTTTCATTGCATGTTTTCCGCTCGCGTTACCTGGATCAAGTTCTGTTTTTCCTTTTGGAGCGGACTCGCCGTCTCCAAATCCAGCGTGCCCTTTAGCTTCGCTGTTTTCTGATAAAATCTTTAGTAGTTCTCTTGTAACTCTGCTCATTTTGTTTCCTTGATTTTCCTGAATACTGTTGTAAGTATTTATGTTTTCTTCTAATTCACTATACAATGTTTCTAATTTGTTTTCATACAAAGAAGAAATCTTTGCCGAAACAGCGCCTTTTGTCGTCAAAAACTTCAAACCCGAAAAAGTTTGCAAAAACTTATTTTGCAAAGTTGTTGGCTGTTTTATTTCTGACAACATACCAACTCTTGCCTCAAGTTCATCCATTGATTCTTTGAACGAAGCAAAATTGTAACTTTCACCAAAAGGATTCTCTGTTGGAGTTGGCAGTGACTCTTCTGGTGTCATGTCGCCGTCTGTAGGAAATCCACCAAGATTTGTTGCTGGATCAACTTGGTCTGTGGAAGCACCCTCTGGGGCTCCTGCCAAAGCTGGACCACCAGTCAAATCAACAGTTGGATTTTCTGGAGATGTTGAGTTGTACAATGCAGATAGATTGACAGTTATCATTCCGTCTGGTCCTGGAAGTGGAACCTGACCGAGAACTGAACCTGCTGGTGGTGCTATTGGAGCTCCTGTTGGTGGAGTCGTTAATGCTGGTGGCATTGCAGGAACGTTTGGTGTTGCTGGTGGCGTAGCAGGGAGTGGTGCTTCTGGTGCTGCCATTGTTGGATCAGCAGGCAAAGGAGGTGTAGTTGTTGCTGGATCTGTTGGTGATGGTGGCAAATCTGTTGATGGAGCCGGTGGTGCATCAAGATTCAAGCCATCATTATCAGCTTCCTTTAAAAATTCTTCATTTAAAGATCTCTCAATTTCTTTTTCAAGAACTGGGATTAAATTTGAAATGACAGACTTCTTTGCTTCTTCCAAAGCTGCTTGTTTATAGGCAGCTACATCCTGTATTACTTCTTCGTAAAGGGATGATGTTTTTGCTTTTTCTGTGTTTGTTTTCATTTGCAATTTCTCACTTCTTAGATACGTGTAGATCTACCAAGTGTCAGGCTTTCACCTAAAGTTCTTGGAAACAAACGACGAGATGAAACGCTTGGAGATTCAAGACCGTTTCCTGGCCAAGCACCACCGGCACCTCTCTGTGCTTGAGTTGCTGCTACGCCTGTTGCTGGAATTGCCGCTGCATTGTCTCCGTTACCTTCACCTGGAGACGCAATGTTTGGAGCGTATGGAGATCCTGGTCTACCACCACCACCAACTTCAACAGTTGAAAGATCTGGTGAGCTTTGATAGTATCTTTCAACACTACCAAAAGCATAACCTCCGTCGCTCATAATTCCATCTACCAATTCTGGCGGATTTTGAAATGAGTTTCTGACCTGAGCATCACCAAGTGTTCCATCATATAGTGGTGATGATGCAAAAGAAAGACGTTGAGCAGGAGTGTCGCTTGCTCCTTTTCCGAAAGTGTGACTTGGGACTTCAGTGAGTAATTGATGTGTTGTAGGCATTTATTCTTCTGCTATTCTTAAATGTTAAATAGCAGAAGAAATTTGATTTATGTTAAATCGGGCAACATTCTGGCTTGCGTGTTAAAAGCAAGTTCTGCCCAACGGTTGTTTGATGAGCTAACATTTTCTTGGAGCGCATTTTCTAGCAAAGAATCTTCATTATCTTCTCCAGACATTTTTTCCATCAAGGTATCTCTGAGAAGTTTTTCAATAGCTCCAGAATTTTTTCCACCAACCTGTTGAGAAATTTGTCTTACCTTTGACTCAACTTGCTCATTTAATGCAACAGATGGTTGTGGTTGTGTTTTTGATTGTTGGACTGTTCTACCAACCTTCTTCACAACAGCTTCCGACAAAGCTTCAACAACTCTTTCTTCCTTGAGAACTTCTTTTATGCATTCCTTAATAATTGACTTTAATTCTTGTTTTGTTGTTTTCATAGTATTCCTGTTATTTCATTCAAAATACGATTCACTCTGTCTGACTTTGTGAATACTTTTCTTACAAGTTTAGGATCTACTTCCTTTGCTTCACTTAATTTCATAAAGGCTCCGTGTGTAGATGGTTCAGAAACAAAGTCCCAACAGATGATCTGAAGGTCATCTTGAACAACGTTCACACCATTTCTTTTTTCTACACTTCCAAGAGCTCTTGAGGAAATACCAGGAACTCCACCAGTTTTGATAATTGTTTGTATAATCCCTCCAGAAGTAGGGTGTGGCATTACAAGAACTTTTCCATAGACAGTTTTATCTTCCATCCATATATCAATGATTCTATGAGAAGCATTTTTAACGTTAACAATTGGCGAGTCATCGTGGTCTACTTCGCCAAAAGCACGTTTCTCTTTGATTAATTTTTTGTAGTTCTCAATTTCTTTAACCAAAATTTCATAAGGATAAACTCTTCCGTTTTGGTTCTCTGCATCTGCTCTTTGTAAAATTCCAGTTACAATCATAGAGTCATTTTCTATGACTGTCTTTTCTGGATCATACTCAAAGGCTTTGTATTCTTTTAACAACAGTGTCATTTGTGGTCTTCTTACTTGTTGTTAAATACTATCTTTATTTTCTTCTAGTGTTTCTTGTTGTTCGTTTTCAAATTCTTCTTTGAGTTTTGAGATAACAAGATAGAATGGAAGTATGTTTGACTCTGTGAGAAAACTCTGTGGATCCAACAGTTTTGACTTCAGGTCTTGAAGCTTTTGAAACACTTCTTTGTCAGCAACGAAAAACTTTTCATTTTTGTTGATAAGATCAAGAGTGTTTTCTCTAAGCGAATCAAGATGTTTTGTTAAGTGATCTTGTTTGTTTTCGCAAAAGTAATCAAGAATTGTTTTCTGTTCGTTGTTTAGTTTGTTGTGATACTTTTCTTTAAGTTTTTTTTCAAGCATCAATGTCACAACTTTGTTGCTTTTGTTTTCAACAAGATCTTTTTTCAGAGAGTTTACCAACATCTCTTTGTTGTCGGGAGTTTCTTTATTTGTGCAGTTTTCTAAAATAATTTGCAGTTTTTTCTCTAGGCTCCGACACTCGGATGTTGCTTCTGTTAGAGTTGAGTTTTTAAACTTTCCCCAAACAAAAAACAAGTTTAAAGCAGTATCTTCAAGAGAGGAGTCATGAGAGGCAATGCTAGTTCCGAACCTTTTAACCACTTTTGGATCAACTTTTTTAAGGAAGCTGATCGCTCCATTTTTTAAGGCATTTTCATTTAAAACCGTTTGGTCAAGAAGTGATTGATTGATTAAGTTATTCTTGTAGTTTTCAAGCAAGGCAGAACTCTTCATAACTTCTACGTTTTTAATCATTCTTGCCACTTTACCAAAATTGTTGTTCAGAGAAAAGCTTTCTTTGACAACTTTGTTTAGTTGTGAATATTGTTCTTGTTTTTTTTCAACCAAGAGATCTGCCAAGATTTGAATTGAAACTTTGTACAGAACTGCTGGGTTTAGTTCTTTTTTAATCATTTGTTAATATGGTTTTAAATATGTTTTGTTTTGGTTAGAAATCCATTTCTAGGATTTTGGCCAAATTTCTCTCAAACAATTCTTCACTGGTTTCCTGCTCTACACTATCGTCAACTTCCAAAATTAGTTCTGTTGAGTCATTATTGTTTACTTCAACAGAGTCCTTTATCATTCCATTGTTAACTTTTTTCCAACTTTCTTTCATTTTTATAAGCTTGTTTCTCAGGTGCAATGGAATGTGTTCAATCCAACCATTTCCACTTTTTACCTCTTCATGAACAAAACTTTCTGCTTGAAACTTAACCTTGTTGTTTTGTTTTTCGCTTCCAAACAACATCCACTTAATGTCAAGATTGTTGTTTTGTTGATTGTTTGAAATTAAGTCATTAAAATCATCTACGTCAAAAACGTTTTTAGATTTTGGCAGTTCATTGTTCTTGTTAGAATTTTTGGTTACGTTTGTGTTTGGAGAAATTGGTAAAATTTTGTAATTTCCAACAGTAGAAGATGAACCAGTCATCAAACTGTTGTCTGTTTGTTTGGTGGTTGTTGTTTGATTGTTGTTGGGGGGAACAACAGTTGTTTTTCCTGCACCACCTGTTTTTGGAGAAACTGGGATTTGATAGTTTGATGGATCAAATGGATCAACAAATGAATCCATTTGAGAATTTCCAGATGAGTTCTTTGGTGGCTGTAATTCTTCTAGAACTTTCTTTCTTAGAACTTCTTTTTCTATTTGAAGATCGTTCTTAATGATCACGTCTGCTCTTAGTTCTAGAATTTCTTTCTTGATCCATTCCTCAGAAACAAGTTCTGTACTTTTTGCCTTGTCTGCCAGATCAAATTTTTGACTCCAGAGATTAAGCTTTTGCATCAAGGCAGTTGTTGAAGGATTTGAAAGCTTCAACTCAAAGTCTTGTAGATCTTCTCCTTCAAAACCTTTTGCAAACAAATGAAGAACCGCAAGTTGATTCAACTCAGCAATAATAATTTTTTGAAGATTTGTTATTGTTCTTGAGAACCTTATGTCTTCTTGTGAAAGAGTTGCTTTTGAACCAAGTCCATCTTCATAATTCAGATAAGCTCTTGGCACTTTAAGTGCTGCTGTAAGTTTCTTGTTAAAATACTCAACGTCTTCTACGGCAGAAACGTGTTGACCGCCAGCTAAGGTCTCAATCTTTGTTTGAGAATTTAATTTAGTTGGAAGAAAATAATCCTCTAAAGGATCTGGTGGATTGAATCTTTCGTCAATTCTTCCTGTCATACGATCCACGGACTCTCTTGAACGCATTGCTTGCTTTACTTGTTCAAGATAGGTTGGGATTGTGTTTGGGTCAATTCCAGTAGTGTCAATGTAAAACACTCTTCTCTCTGGACTTCTTACAATGCGGTAAACCAACATTGCGTCTTCCATCATGACAAGTTGTCTCCAGACTTTTCTTGCCGTTTCTAAGAAGGAGGTTCCATAAGGAAGGAAAATGTCGTTTGAAACAATTCTGAAATGAATTACTTGCCAGTTTTCAAGATACTTGTTTCCTGCTCCGTACATGATTTTGAAGCGAACTGCGTAAGGATCTTGTGGATCAAAATTCTCTTCTCTTTCAATTTCATTTACCTTGATGTTTTGAACTGCTGTAACACCGTAGTCAGGTTGTACTTCAACGTGAAGTAGAGTATCTCCAAATTTAACAAGATTTCTTATCCATCTTCTCAACTCAAAATCTACGTTACAAACATCATAAAATAATTCTTCTAACGCTCTTTGAATGTCTGGATTATCGCTGAAAATATGAAAACATCTTCCATTTTGATCGCCGGAACAAGCCTCGTCAGCATAAAGATCCAGAGCGGTTGAAATTTCGCTTTGGTATTCCATTTCAGCAAATTCTTGGTAACGAACCTCTCTGTTCAACACTCCATAAGCACCCAGCATTCCCATGGTTTGATAGCTTTGCTTGCCACCAAAAAAACCATTGATGTTGTTGGGCGCTTGTTGTTGAATGAGATCTGGTCTAAATTCTTGATTTTTTACCAATCTTCTAATGGCAGGACCAGATCTAAAAATCCTTCCCAGTCTACTGAAGAAATTTGTTTCTTTTCTTTGTCTGTTTCCGAAAGTTGTTGTTGGAGGCATTTCTTTTAACTATTTTCCATTAAGTTATACAAAATTTATATTTATGAACAAGAAATTAATGAAAAATGATGAAATGGAAGAAGAGAACATTTTTCCACTTTCTGACTACATGAAAGAAAAACTAAAACTTCTGACAACTTTAATGACAAATCAAAATGACTGGTTTGAAATTAAAAATGCTATATTTTACATGATTTCAAATGAAGAGAGAAAAAAGTTTTCAAAAAGACACAAATCAACAAAGAAACTTTTTATATCTGACTATGATCTGTTGGTAATTAAATACATTGAATCTTTAACAGGTAAAACATTGTATATAAATGAAGAAAGATTGCACAGATCAGATGAGTGGACTCATAAAAGTCATGGTTGGGCAGTAAGAGAAGCAAATGAAAAAAGATGGAAAGATCATGTCAGAAAATATCCAGTTAAAATCAAATAAGAAAGAGAAGTTTCTTTCTTTCTTATTTTTGAAAGAAGATGATGGTGGCGATGAAGGCGGTGGATACCCAAGTGGAATTTATGACGACTATTATGATTCTATGGGTGGAGGTATGGGTGGAGGCGATTATAGAAACGACTTATTGAACACTTTTGTAACTCCTTTTACTGATATTTTTAAAACAGCTTTGTATGGATTAAAAATGTTAACTGCTGGTGCTCAACAACTTGTCAGACAAGTTTTGCACAATTTACCAAGAGCAATGGTTCCGTTCTTTAAACAAGAAGATTATTCTGAAACTGTAAAAAGAAGGAAGGCCAAATTTGCAACCATCAAAGGGGAATACGCTGAAGTTCTTAAAAGAAACATGGAATATCTCAGTGATCACGATCTTTGGGGAATGGCTTTCATGATGGATCCAAGTTTGATGCTTGGCGCAAAATTGGTTCAACACAGTCCAGAATTAACAAAAGAAATCATTGAATTGATTGGGTTTGGTAAATCAGACGGGACTCACAGTCACCACCGTCAACATGAGTCGGTGTTGCCAAACATGCAAAAATTATTGTTTGAAGATTTTGATCAACCAGAACCAGATCAAGAAACTGTCAAGAAAGCTTTTCAAGAAAACCCAGAACTAAACCAGCAATTACAAATAGTGAGAAAATCTGTTCTTGATTCCTATTACGAACAAGTTTCAGATTTTCTCTCGGAATTGAACAGCTTTGATGATATTCCAACAAAGTTTGGCGCAGTTGGACAAAAGGTTCAATCAAACTTAAATCAAGCATTTCAACAGAAGAAAATTACTTTGAAAGATGTTGAACCAATCAAACAAAATTTACTTTCTGTTTTTAAAAAAGAATATGTTCAACATTACTTGAAACAACTTGAAGAACTAAAAAAGTTGGTTCCAGACGCATCTAGTGAAATTGAAACAACAATTAAAAAAATTGAAGCTTTGTTGACAACAAAATAGTTTATTTGTACACCTTGGCATAGCATCACTTAACTTGTGATATTATGGCTAGAAAAAAACAACAAGCATCAGAAGATGTAGCAAATTCACAACCAACCTCCATCACCGAACTTCAGCCAATTGTTGAAGAGTTTCTTAAAAGATACAATCAAGTAAAGCAAGAGCAAGAGCTTCTTAAGGAAGACGAAAAAGCTCTTGTTGCTGAATTTTCTTCAAAACTTGATACAAAAACTCTCAAATTTGCAATGAAGTCTGTTGAGATTAAAACCAAGGTTGAACACAAAGATTCGTTTGACAATATGGTTGAAGTTCTTGAAAGAATTGGACTGTAATTCAAATGGCAAAACCTATTCCACAAGAATATATTTGGAAAACTATTCCTGAAATTCTATACGAAGCACCACCAGGACCAAATTATCCAGCAAACCCTATTCCTTATATTGATGTTCCACAAGACAAAGCAATGCCAGCACTTCTTTATATTTTTGAATATAAAAGAACTGGGGAGTTTGAAATAGGTGAGAGAGGAAAAAGACTAGAAATTGTTGATCAGATTCCACATCAGTATTTTGACTTGCAATTCTTACTTGGAAGAGTTGACCCATCTCTCGCAGATACAATTCGTTCAGAACTTGGGCTAAAACCTTTATCAGAAGCAAAGAAAGCTGGCGAGAGCGTTTTAGATAAAGTTCAAGCAAAAGAACAAGATCTTCGGGATGTTCTTGAAAAAACACAACCAGAAAGAATTTTAGAACTAAAAACAGTTCAAAAAGCTCAAGAAAAAAGAGACAAGAAAAAGGAATCAAGAAAGGTAGCAAAATAATGAAATTACACCCAACCGTTATTGATAAACTTCTTCTTATTTTTGCAAATGAGGGTGGTTACGATCAAGAAAAAAGATTGTTGAACGCATTGCAAAATATGCGTTTATCAATTTATTCAAAACAAGAAGGTGAAAGTGTTCTTGTTGAAACAGATGTGATGCTTAAGGAAGCAACCGAAAGAAGACTTCCAATTGGAAACATTATAACAATGTGCTTTTATGGAGGTTCAATTATGAAGATTGTTGAAATCTATAAATCATTTTCCGGTCATTCCATGGAAACAAAGCTTGTAAACGGTTTGAAGAATTTAGATTTTACTCCATACCACACTACATCTGGGATTACACTTCTTGTCTTAACAGAACAATACATTAAAACCTTACAAGGAGTTCAATGAACAAAACTAATGCAATTCCACAAAACGTAGAAATTGGTCAGGTAGTTTTTTTTATCCACAAGAAACTACAAGCTGTTGTCCCTGCTCTTGTTACAGAAGAAACTGTAAAAAGAACCAAAGAAGGTGTTCAAGTTTCTTATGTTGTTGTAGTTGGAGGAGATAAAAATAAAACAACAATGAATCTTGATTCATTGTCTGATAATGTTTTTTCTTCTCTTCAAGAAGTTGAAGCGCATCTAAGACAAAAACTTGAAACCACCATTTCACAGTCAGTTCAGAAAGCAAGTGACTGGAGCATGAAATGGTATGGAAAAGACTTGTCTTTGCCATCTTTGATGTTGGATTCAAATGAACAATTTATACAAAATGAACTAAAAAGTGAAAATGTGGGAAGAACTCCTGATCCTTTGGATGGATTGTTTCTTGATGAAAATGATTATGGTCAACAACATCAAACAACATCTGAAGAAACTGGAATCGTAGTAAAACTTCCTAACGGACAAGAAGTTCCTGTCACAACAAACGATAATTGATCAAAAACAATGAACGAAAAAAATAACAAGGCAGCAGATTTAAATTCTTCCTTTGAAAATACCGGGGTTATGTTTGGAATGGAGGCTCACGAAGAAATTTTACGTGGCGCTTCTATCTTGGCAGAAGCGGTAAAAGTTACTATGGGTCCAGCAGGACAAACAGTAATTATAAGTAAAAAAGGTTCAAAAAATCCTCCATTTATTACAAAAGATGGTGTTACCGTTGCAAAAGCAATTAATTCTTCCCATCCGGTTCAGTCCATTGGAGTTGAACTTATTAAAGAAGTTGCCGCTGTCACAAATGAACAAGCCGGTGACGGAACCACAACCGCCACAGTGCTTGCTTATGCACTTTTGGAAAAAGGTTTTAAAATGCTTACAACTGGTCATCAACCAGTTAAAATCAAACATGGAATGGAAATTGGCTGCAAGGCTGTTGTGGAGGAATTGAAAAAGTTTTCAAAACCAGTTACGGACCTTGAAGACATTATTTCAATTGGAACAATTTCTGCAAACGGAGACAGGCAAATTGGTTCTCTGCTTTCGGATGCAATTTCTAAAGTTGGCCAGGACGGAATTATTACAATTGAAGTTGGTAAGAGTTTTAATACTTCTTTGGAAATTGTTGAAGGAATTCAAATTGAATCAGGTTTCTGTTCTCCATATTTCGTTACAAACAATGAAAAAAATACAGCAGAACTACAAAATCCTTTGTTTTTAATAACAAACAAAAAAATTTCAACACTGTCAGAAATTTTACCAATTCTAGAAGAAACTGCAAATAACAATAAAAGTCTTGTTATAGTAGCAGATGAAATTGAAGGCGAAGCTTTACATACATTAATTGTAAACAAGATGAATGGAGTTTTAAATGTTGTTGCTGTAAAAGCTCCAAGTTACGGAGAAAACAGAACAAATATTTTACAAGATTTGGCAACAGTGACAAATTCAACAGTTTTTGATGCAAGTTCCGGGCAAAATTTGGAAAATGTTAATCTTGAACAACTTGGCACTTGTTCCAAAGTAATCATTTCAAGAAATTCCATGACCATTGTAACAGATGGAATCTCAGAAGAACAAAAGTCAAAAATAAATGACAGAATAGTTGAAATGAGAACAGCTTTAAAAGAAGATAATTTACTTGATGACCTTCGCAGACACAATCTCAAGAAAAGACTTGCAAAACTTGGCGGCGGTGTTGCGGTGATTAAAGTTGGTGGAGCAACTGAAGTTGAAATATTTGAAAAAAAGGATAGAGTAGAAGATGCCCTGAACGCAACTTTGGCAGCGGTTCAAGAAGGGGTTATCTCTGGTGGTGGTACTGGTCTATATTATGCTTCAAAAAATATAAGAGCAAAACTTAAAACAGAGTTTGAATCACAATTTGATGAAGATGAAATGACAGGAATTAAAATTGTTCTGGATGCTTGCGAAGAACCAATTAAAACAATTGTTAGAAATTCTGGCAAAAGCTGGGAAGTTATTCTTGACAAACTTCTTTCTTTCAACGATCAAAAAATTGGTTATGATGCGCATAAAAATGAATATAAAAATTTAGTTGAAGCCGGGATTATAGATCCTGTTAAAGTTCCAAGATTTGCCATTGAACACGCAACAAGTGTGGTTAGTTTGATGTTGTCTTGTAATGCAATTGTGGTAAGTGACATAGGAGAAAATAAGACATCATGATGATATTGAAAATGCACCCTCAACTTGAAAGTGATCTAAGACACTTCACAGGTTACAAATTTGAAGATTTTTTAAAAGAACAAGTAAAAAAGATAAACTTATGTGCGGAAGAAGAAATTTCTGTTGTTTCCGATCTTTCTCTTGAAAAGAATAAAATTAAAACAGTTGGAGACAAGAGTTTAAAGGTATCTTTTGTGTTACAAGAAGGAAAACTGTCTGTTGAAACAAAAGAAGAAGAGGTTTAAAATATGCAAGGCGATGTAGTGAAAGCTTCTACTGGATTTTTTGGTGATCAAACCACACCAATTCCAATTTACTTTGTTGCTGTTCATTCGGAAAATAATCAGTATGTTGTAAATGCTGATGGCTGTGTTGATCCAAAGTTTATTGGTGGAGTAAAACCCGGCTCAGTTGGTAAAATTGATGGACATCCATGCAAAGCCGTTAGAAGTTGTTTGAAGGGTTACGAAAAAGGCCACAACATAGGAAATGATTATGTTATGTTGTTTCCTGTTTATTGGGAACATTATAAAAAAGTGGCTTGGATTAGTCAAGATCACTTTGCTGTAACCGGAAGCGATCCAGCTTTAGAACAAAAACCATCTTACTGATATCTAAGTGAATGCAACAACCAAAAGCAGGTCTAGGTAACGCAGCAGAATATCAAGTTTCTGGCTTACCTTTTGCCACAAGTTCAATCGTTCAGTCATCTACTGTTCCATACCACATTCAAATTCCATATGTAACAAAATTCATTTCTGTTAGAAATACCGGAACGGCTTATCTTGCTGTTGGATTTACTGAAAATGGCGTAAAGGGCGGAGATAGATTCACCCTCGCTCCAAGCGGAGTTTTCACAGAACAATTAAGAATAAGAGATTTGTTTCTTCTCTCTGTTGGTGCTGCTAGTTGTAATTTTGAATTAGTTGCAGGATTAACAATGATTGAAAGAAATTCAATGCCAGTTTTAACTGGCAGTTCTGCTCCGGGAGTTCTGCCACCTTTCTCAAGTTCTATTGGATTTGGTTATGGGGCTCCAAACATTGATGGCACTCCCGGAACACACGGTCTAGGATAAACTGCACTTTTCTCTTAGTCTCGCACCCACCCGAACATCCTATCTACCATTCTGCTAAACTGCACATTATCCTTGTTAACTCCAGCGGGAAAACCAGTCTGTTTTTGAGCACGCTGCATCTCGCTCAAACCTTGGGCTTGTCTCTGGTTGAGATTAGTGTTGTTTGGATGTTTCCCGACCGTGGCGAGAAACGCTTTGTGCCAGTCACTAAGTTCTCCGTTTGAAGTTTTTAGATTGCTATAGCCTTGTGGTGGTCTTAAAAAACAACCAATTGCTAAAGCCATAATAAGATCGTCGGAATTTCCGCGAGCAGCCTGTCCACGTTTTCCATTCCAGTTAAACTTGGTCATTTGCTCTATAAATCTTAGTGAGTTAAACTTTAGTTTTTTGTTTCTTACGATTTCTTCTAAGGCTGCCAATATCGCATCTCTGTTTCCTGGTTGATTTCCTGTCTTGGTTGTAAAGCCTGGAACCATGTCTTGTTTTTCTTCATCAGTCATGTATTCCATCTCTTCAGGAGTTGCTTTTTCCCAGTAAAGAAACGGATATTTTAAGTCACGAAGTTTAATGGCAGTTGCGATGCCAACTGCGTTTTTTTCTTGAACAATAAATGCTGTGTTGTACTGATAACCAATTTTTACCATGTAGTCAGCATAACGATCTGTTGCTATTTTTCCACAAAACTCTGCTACTTGTTCCCAGGTTGTCATGTCTATTACGTGAAAGGCACTGTAGTCGTCTGCGTCTCCACGAGCTACGTCTGCTGTGAGAAGATAATCATGACCGGATTCTGGAAACTTCCATATCCAGAGGTCTGTCATTTTGCTTTCTGAAGGTCCATCATAAGCAATTGGATTTGAACATCCTTGTCTTAATTCTTCAATAGCTCCAGAATCAAAAAAAGTGTTTCCAGAAGTTGTAAAGTCGCACAACATTTCTTGTGCGATTTGCTTCTTGTCCATGTTTTTTGTTTCTGCTTCAAACCATTTTTGGTCGTGTTCTGGATGTACATACCATGGAAGTTCAAGGGTGTTAAAAGAATTTTCTTTTTTCTTGGCATTTTGCCATAGTTCATAAAAAAGACCGTTCGCTCCTCTTGGAGTTGAGAACACAATGATGTCTCCTCCGGTTGAAGTTGTAGAGTAGATTGATTTCCAGCCTTCTTCAAGTTTTTTGTTAATTGCAGCTTCGTCTACAACAACTAAACTTGCGGCCTGACCTCTTGCCGTGTCTTCTGTTGTTGGAAATGCTTCAATTTTAGAACCATTAGCAAAACCAAGAACGGTAGAAGAGTCTACTGAAAGATCGGTTATCTCTAAAACAGACAACATCCATTTTGGTAGAGCTCTCCATGCAACCTTGATTTTGGCTAACATGTTTTTACTACCACGAAAGTTGTCAGCAATTAATAGAACATTTTTGTCTCGGAAGAAGACGGCCAACCAAAGACAATACGCAGACATTACAGTTGAAAGTCCTAACTGTCTTGATTTGAGAACAATGTTGTATCGGTGGTCGCAGAGATTATTAATAACCTCTTCCTGAAAAGGATAAAGATTAAAAGGAAGACGCCCTTTTACTGGATGTTGAATTTCCAGGTAGTTTTTAATAAAATAAATTGGCTCCCTGGCACATTTTCTGATTTCTTCAATTTGTTCTTGTTTAGTTTTTATAACTTTTGACATGAAATATCATGTCTAATTATAGATCTATTTAAAACTGACTTCTACAAGCAAATTCATCTTGTAGATACCTTTTTTAAGATGACTGTGCATGGTTGTCTGTGTGTATTCCATGTCTTCAAGTATTGACTTTTGATCAACCTTGAAAGAAACACTCTTTTTCACTTCAGAATCCAAACAGAGTTCGCGTTGTTCTTTGTAAGATTCTTGAAGTTTTTTTAAATTTTTAGCAAGAATTTCTAATGCTTCTTCTCTGAATTTCTTCATTGTTTCAGAGAGATTTTCTTTCATATTGACAGAAACCAAGCTGTTCACAAGAACTTTTATAGTTTGGTTTTTATCATCTGTCCGAAAAGAAATGTATTGGTTGTTGTGGATGTGTGAAGAGTTGCCGAAGGTCTTTTGAACAACTGAGGCAAGAAATTTAACTGATGATGATGGATTGTCCATGTTTTTGTTAAATATCAACAAAAGATGAATGGAGTTTTTTTATTGACTCTCATTTTCATGTATTCTTCCCATTTTTTGTTTTCAAAGCTCTTGGGAAGCAGTCCTTGTTCTACTTTTTGTCTGTTTAATCCGTGGCACCAATGCAGATCGCACTGTTCACACACAGCCAGATTTATGTTTTTTGCAGATTTAAAAGTTAAGATATCTTCTACGGAAGACATGGCAAAAGAACACATGGGGCAGAAAATAGGAACGGGAAGATCTTGCAAATCCGTCTCGTTTGTGGACTGCAAGATCTTCCCGTTTTTTTTGTTATGATCAATAAAGAGATAAGGTAATGTTGTCATTTCCCTGTAGTTTCATCTCTACAGGGAACTAAGGATAATATTTGTTGTTTAAGAACCGTTTCTTGCTCTGTCTTGAATATCCTCAACTGCGAGGTAGAAAACGTCAATCGTTTCTGGATCCTGCACAACAGATGAGAACGCCGAAGTAACTGTGCGATATTCGTTATGGGTTAACATTGGCGACAATCTTTGAAATGCCGCAACGGCGGTTGCTTGGTTGCGTGGATTGTCCAGTATTGACAACGTTTCAACTGTCTGAACGAACTCTTCCACATTTGCCAAGAGTTCACGATTTGGTACGGTGGAAAAGCTCAGAGTTGAATTTGTCATATTTTCTAGTTTCTTCTTCATTTGGTCTTTGGGTTAGATTGTTTACTCACTCCCCATCTTCGGGGCAAACCAACAATACAAGTTCTGTTATGGGATTATTCAAAGTTAATCTTTGATTCAAAGCCATTATTTGTGATTTCCAAGACAGAGTCTACAATCTCTTGAACAGCAGGAATGTGACTGACAATCAATATTGTTTTAAAGTATGATTTAAGACCTTGCAAGAGTTGTAAGCATTTTGGCATATTGTCCTGGTCAAGAACCGACAAACCTTCATCAATGATTAAGAAATCTGGATGTGGGATTGAACTCACGTTCAACAGAGCAACTCTTATGGCCAGTCCTGCTATCATTGTTTCCATTCCAGAACCCAATTCCAAGATTCTTCTTGAACCTTCATCCTCAATGTACACGTCAAGAGCATTGGAGCTAACTTCAGTTTTTAAAGTAACTTTAAAGTTTGAAACAGGAGCCAATATCTTAGCAAGTTCTTCATTGATGATTGGAAGTTGAGTTTTTAGAATCATGGCAGGAATGCCATTTTTTCCAAAAGCTTCCATAACTGCTTCAAGAATTTTTATCTTTTCAATGTTGTCTTCAGTTTCTTTCTTCTCTTTTGTGTACTGTTTAATCTTAGCTGAATATTCACCAAGATCTGTATAAAGGCAAGCAACTCTTGAAGAGAGAATTGAAATTTCTTTTGCGATGTTTGTCAATCTGTCTTTGTTTGCTTGCAATATTTTTTTATTTGCTTCAATTGAATCAGAATCAAACTTTGCCAGTTCTGAAAGAACAAACTCAAAAGTTTCAGCAAGTTCTTTCTCTTTTTCTTCAAGAGAAGTTAAATCAGAAATATTACTCTCAAGCTGATTTTTGTTTTTTTCTTGAGAGTTCAAAACATTTTGCATTTTTCTATTCTCAAGTTCAAACAACTCATTTTCAAGCTGAGTCTTTTTTTTCATCATCCCTTCAACATTCAAGGCAGAAAGTTCACCAATCCTAGTTTCTAAAATTTCTTTCTGTTTTGTCAAATTTGTTACTTGCGCTTGTTGGTCTGCAATTTTCAACTTGTCTTCGTGACTGTCTTTGACAAATCTACATGTTGGAAATTGATCTCCGCAAGGGATTGTCTCAAGTTTTTTAACGTTCTTCTTTTGGGAATCAAGAACAGAAGTTTCTTTTGATATTTCATTTACAGAGTTTTTAAGAGTTTCTCTCAGTGAAATTAGCTCAGACAAACTTCTTTCAAGTTCTTCAACGTTGGAAATATTTTTAAGTTGTTGTTTAACATCTTTCACTTTGTCTTGAAGTTCATTCAAACTAAAACGAAGTGTTTGTTTTTCAAAGGAAAGATCTTCAAATTTTTGTTGTAGTTTTTGTTTGGATAATTTTGCTTTGTCAAGATCATTTTGAATCTTGATTTTTTTCTCTGCCAATTTTGTGTATTCGGTAGCATCAAGAGAAACTTCATTTTTTCCAATCCAAACTTGTAGGTCTGCCATTTCGGAACGAAGGTCATATTCTTTTTGGTTTAGTTGCTCTATGCTTTCATTGGCGTGTTTGATGCCAAGTTCGCATTTCGTTATTAACTCTTTCCAGTCAACTTGTGTGGACCCTGTTTTTGTTTTTGTGGCAAGTTCTGCTTTATCTGCATTTGCAAAATCAAACAACTGACCAAATATATCCAGATCAAGAAATCTGTTAAGAATTGCTTTTCTTTGCGTTGCTCCTTGTTGTACAAATCTACCGACATTGTCCTGAGATGAATAAGCAGAAAGACGAAAATCTCCAGGAGTTCCAATAAGGTTTCTTATTAGTTTGTCTGTGTCGTTTCTTGTGATGTCATTTTGGTTTCCCATAGGAATCAAAGAGCCATCTTCTTCAATTTTGTTCAAAGATAGAGAAGTAACAGTTGCCATGTCTTCGTCGGAAGATGATTCAGATTCAGCTTTTCCAGCAGATTTCAGAGAAACACTTCTGTTGATCTGGTAGTGATTTCCTCCAATGTTTATGTTTACTTTGGCTGAAGCACTTGTTTTTCTTCTGTTGATAAGATGTCCAACGGCCTTACCAACTTCATTGCTTGTAGTATTAAACAAACCATACATCAAAGCCCCTGGCAACGAGCTCTTTCCTATTTTGTTTGGTCCAAATATTCCAACCAAACCATTCAAACTCTTGAAGTTGATCTTGTTGTTATCTCCATATCTAAACAGGTTTGAAAACTCAAGAGAGTCAACAGACCAGATAACATCTTTGGCAGATTCTTCATTTAGTTCTTTGAATTTTGCAAAGTATTTCTTGATAAGCGAGTCGCAAACTTTTAACTTTTCTTCATCTTCCAGAATGTATTGGTTTTTACCAGAAGAATAAGTTTTAATGTACTCTCTAAACAAATCTCCAAGAGCTTCTTGGTTATTTCTAAGTCCGTTCTTTGTAACAGTAACAGAACTTGTTTGAACTACTTTATTCTTTGCTCTTGATGTATCAATTTTAAATGCAATTTCTGCTAGTTGCATTTTTTGTTTCAAAGATTGAAGTTGCTTTATTTCTGGTGGAGTTATTTCTACGTCTGAAACAACTCTAACTCTTGAACCTGGAAGAAAAGGAGTGTTTGTATTTCTTATTTTCTTTACAGTTTCAATGGTGTCTGTAAATGAACCAACCCAAGGAATAGTGATGAACGGTGTTGCGTTATAAATTTCTTTGTAATCAACACTCCAGTTGTTTGCTGATCTTATGTCCCAGACCAAATAACCTTTTGATTCTTCTTCCCCAAAGTTTTGTTGAATCATTGAGCCAGGATAGGCAATAACCGCTTCCATCTTTCCTGTGTCTGGACAGTATTTTTGTCTTAAATACTGTCTTTTGTGAATGTCTCCCAACATTGCAAAATCATATAAGTTGAAGATGTCCAATGACTCTTCTCCTTCAGACATAACCCAATCTGAATCTGTTATACATCCCGTGATTGATCCGTGGTAAAGAGCAACTGTGACTTCGTTTAATGAACTTCTCTTTGGAGCTTCCGCCAAATTCCAATTTTCTTTGTCAAAACAACTCATTACACAAAGATTCAACACCAGTGGGTCGTCACTCGTTCTTACCTGATAAACTCCACTTTTCTTGTAGAGCTTTATCCTTGGATCATTCATTGCTTCAACAATTGGAGAAATTACGTCTTGTCTTGTTTCATTTGCAAGATTACCATCATGGTTTCCAAGAATCATGTGCAGTGGAGCAACGTTTGCCAGTGTTCTAAAAAACCAAACCAACACATCAATTCCTTCTGGAGTTATGTTGTTGGTTTTTGTGTGCCAGATATCTCCTGTACAAACAATGATGTCTGGTTTGTCTTCGTTTTCAAGTTGATTTACAAGTCTTTTTGTAGCTGCAACATATTCGTCATGTCGCTGTGTTCCTCTGAAATGTATGTCTGAAATGTGTGCTATTTTCATTTTTTAAAATTCATCCTGAGTTTTAATCTCAAAAGATCATTTCTGTTTCTAATTTGAGAAGTTTTGTTGGCTTTGAACCAACCAATTTCTTCTTGAGTCATTGAGCCAATATCTTTTCCAAGGTCGTTAGAAAGGTCACATATTTTTACTTCAATGTCTTCTTCAAGAAGATTTTCTGCTATTTTTATTTGTTTTACAAACACGTCTGGATCAAGAGCAAGTAGAACAGGAGTTTTGTTTTCAACTATTTTTTGATAGAGTAAATAACTGTTGTCAATCTCTGATCCAAGTAAACACGTTGAATTTGTGTTTTTGATTTTCACCAAATCAAACACTCCTTCAACTAAGGTGAGTTCTTTTTTCCAATCTATGTTAATTTCATTGAAGATTATAGGTTTTTTAGGTATGGATGGAATATAATATTTTTTGATACCTGAAATATATGATCTTCCAACCAAGTGATTTAAATTTCCATTCAAATCAAAAGAAGGAAAAACAACTCGGCCTTTCCAGTTGACGTCTTGTTGATTTAAAACAATTCCTATTTTAAAAAACCAGAGGTCTTCTTTTGTTATGTTTCTTTTTTTGTACAAGTAACTCAAAGCAACATTTGTCTGACTTGATAGATGTGGAAATTCTATCAGATCAACAAGCATTCTAAAACTGTCTGGAATTGTTATTTGAGGATTGTTTGCGGTTACAATTTTGTAATGTTCTAACTCTGGATTACTAATAACATTTTTGATGTTTTCTATGTTTAAAGAATTGTTTTCAAACAAAGAATTATTGTCATTGTCATCTTCATTGTTTTTATTGTAAGAATTTATAAAGTCATCGTCAGCAAAACTGTTAAAAAATTCATCAATATGATCTTGATAGAAGTTTTTTAAAACATGAAATATTGATCTTGACTTGTAACCGCAAACCCAACAATGAGTTAAAAAGTTATCTGTTCTTATTACAAGTTTTTGTTTTTCAAGAAAGGAATCTTTTTCTTTACACCAGGGACAAACAAAAGCAATGTTTAATCCGCCATTGCTTTTCTTTCCTGACTGCTTGAAAACTTTTTCAAGAAATTCAATAGTTTGACCCTGAGTGTGCATCCAAGGAACTCTGGACTACTTGTTATCGGTTATTGATCCGATGCAACGCACACCATACTTGGCTTGGGAAACATGCCATCTTGTTGCATTTTTATTTGAAATCTTGTCAGTTGCAGAAAGAACCTTTTTTGTTAAAAGCTCTAGAACAATTTTGTTTTTTGATTTCTTCACAACTGGCCAAATATCAACATAGCCATCAAACTTTTGTTCTAAGAGTTCTGCTAACAGTTCATCAGTTCCTTTTTCTGCTTGAACTGCTAAGGTATATTCTAGTTTTTCTTTTTCTGTAATCGGTTTTAACATTTTTGTCCTTATGAAGAAAAAATTATTTGTCCTGCTCTACAAATAACATAAGCATCACTCATATCTTTATTATAAGCATTGTAAACTATCTGGCCCTTAACAATGTGAGTTGCCCATGGAAAGTCTGGGTGATTCTTTAGCACATGTTCATATACTTGATCTTTTTGATTTTTGCCTGAAACCTTGATTCCAAGCTTTGCTCTTGCTGATCTAACATTTACATCGCAGACTTGTGAGCCAGTAAACATGCATTTTGCAATATAGCTTACAATTCCATTCATTTTTGCCAAGGTTAGAATTGTGTCTGCACTGGTAAAACCTTGAGAAAATCTTTTTGCGTTTTCTTCAACAAATATTCTTTTAATTAAATATTTTGGTTCTACCGACTCTTGAAAAACTCTTTTAACTTCATTTGCCTTATCCCAAAGATTATCAAACTTTGTAGCAAGTTTTATTGGAATGAGCTCCAGCATTTTATGATCCTCACCAAGAACACAAAGTGCTGTTACTGAAGTTGAAATGTCTAACCCAAGATCTGCAACAATTCTTGAATTGTTTGTTCCCGATCCTGTAGTAATGTTGGTTCCAATATTTCCTGATGTTGATTGTTGTTCACTAGCCACAACTTGTTCTTCAACTTGTTTTGTTGATTCGTTAGGTTTATTTTTTTTATTTGTTCTATTATTTGATTTGTCCATAGTACGAATGTTATTTTTCTTGAATTGACTCTTTCTTGATAGTCACACCAAGCTCTTGCTGCTTGACTTTTTTTAATCACAATAGGAGAAGCGACTTTATCTCCCCTTTTAACTTCAATCAAGAGTTCTGTTCCATCAGATAGTTTAACCAGGAAATCAGGAAAGTAATTCCTTTTCTTACCAGTTTTAATATTGGAAATATATGGGATGATTAATCCTTCGTAATAATACGACAAAACTTTTTCATTGTTGTCAAGAAAAATTGCAACTTCTTGCTCCCAGCCGGAACGATACTTCATCCTTCCGCCGTTAGTTATTTTTACGCTTTCATGAATGCCAGTATGATATCTCACTCTTTTTTTCTTTTTGGTTTTTTTATTAGCACCAAGAATTTTTCTTTTCTTTGAACTTTTTGCCATACTTCTAATTAAAGATATTATGACTATTATTTTGAATAATGTAAAGTGGAAAGTTCCCGGCCTTAACACAACTTGTTGGCTTGATGATCCTTCAATAAAGTATATTACTGATAAAAATTCAAGACAAAAGTGGTTGAGAGCAATTGTCGCACATACGATTCATGGAAAAGAAGGAAAATTACTTCCTGGTTTTGGACCAAACACAGATATTGACACGAGACAAGCCCGCTATCAGACAAGTACCGATCGTCAAGTTTCATGGGATTTTACCGAAGATATGAACGGCGACTGGTTGATTCAAAATGATCCACTTGTTCACTATTCTTGGCAAGCAACAAGCGTGAATCCAATTACTTGCGGTTTTGAAATGGTTCAAACTGATGCCGGAGATCTGTACGAAGGTCAAATTGAAAAGGCAGTTCTTTTTATTGACGCCTTGACAGCTTTACTTGGAATTCAAAGACAAATTCCATGGGATAAAAAGCATGATAAACCAGTGAGGGGAGTCATAAAAAGAATTTCTGATGATGCCGGAACTGATGTTGTAGGAATTTATGGACACCGTAACCAAACAACAAACAGAGGTGCAGGAGATCCAGGAGATCACTTGTTCTGGGCTTTGAGAAACGCTGGTTATGAAACTTTTGACTATGATGCAGAAGAAGATCTGAAAACATGGAAAGATCGTCAGAGATCTTTGGGTCTTGTTGCTGACGGTCTCCCAGGAAGATCAACAATAGAAGCCATCAAAAACTCTGGTAAAAATAAGTTTGGACTATGGATCTCCAGACCAGCAGATGAACTAATCGTTCAAGCATGATAATACTTCCAATAACAGACATGTCTATAAACGTTACAACAAAAATCACAAAAAATTTTCTTTTAAGAACTGATGGTTACTATCAGGAAGTGATAGAACATTGGTTAGTTTACAGTGATTCAACGAACGGTTCTTCAAATCAAAAACTTGAAAAGAGAATTCCTGGCGGAATTTACCGCGAGGGCGCAGCACATGAACACTCTGTTGCTGGTGAGGCTGAATTTAGAGATTCAAATGGAATTTCACACAGATTAATTGCGGTTAGAGGACCACAACAAATATGACAATACCATCATGGTTAAATCCAGAAAAAGAAATAAAACATCCAGATCAACCAGAATCTTTTTCATCTCTCAGTAACAAAGACAAAGCAAGTGCGTTTATTTGTTTTGTACTTGAAGACTTGAAAAACATCAATGTTGGATTGACACCAAGACAAAAGCTTTGGATTTTGTCAAACATGATTTCCGAAACTGGCTGGGGTAAAACTTGGAGAGGAAATAACTTTGGTGGTTGGAAAATAACCAAAGACTATGTTACTTCTTACAAGAGAGAACACAATGGAGAAGAACCTTGGTGGTGGCAAGCTGAAGGACACGTAGCAAGCAGTGATGAACCAGTTGTTTATTATAGAGGCTTTGAACCAAGACAAAAATTTTCTAAAGAATGGGTGGAGAGATTTGTTCCAAAGGTTTCAGACACCGGACATCGTTATCATAAAACTGGTCTTGATTTCTGGCTTGAAAAGGACACATGGTTTCGCGAACTGTGTTTGGCTGGCTACAAGGGTCCAGTAACACAGGCAAATCCAGACAAGTCTTGCGAAGACTTTAAGAGTATTTGTAAAAGAGCTCAGATTATTTTGATTCAAACCAAAATTGGTGTTGATCATGATGGTTCTTGGGGGCCAGTTTCAAAGAACAAAGCAAAAGAGCTTTATGGAACCGACGACATAAATGTTCTCTTTAACTTGATCGTATCTTAATCTGTCAAGATTAAAGATTTCTTTTTATCTTCGCTTTTTCCAACTATAATTGATTTTTTCTTTGGCTTTTCAATTAACTCAGAAGACTTTGGTAGTTCTTCTGTTTTTGGCTGATTGTTTTCTAAGGAAATAATTTCTGACAACTTTTGAGCAAGCTCAACATTTTCTATTCTCAGCACTAAGTTTTTAATAAGAAACAATAGTTGTTTCTGGTTGATTCCATATTCTTTTATGGCTTGAACCATATCATAAACAACTTGTTTTTTACTTGTGGAAAGATCTTGTTGTTCAGTCATATTGTTGTCACTATTTCTTCTGAGAATGAATCAATCTTGAATAGTTCTGGACCAGCGATCATTAGTGTTTTACCAAACACTGTGTTTCCTTCTTTTTCTTTAGACAGAACAACTATACTTCCCCACATTTCTTCTTGGAAAATAAAAGCAATCTCTTGAAGAGTTGGAAGCTCTGGTTTGTATTTTTCAATTAACCCAACCAAACGTGTTGGCAAAGAAGCTTTAATTTCTTCTTCATCTGGCAAGTTTCTTGTATTTTCTTTTGCCACAAGTCTTGACTCGTTTACTTCGGTGACATGATGAACACCAGAGCAGTTATTGCACTGAGCAAACGATGGAAGAAATTTATCTTCTTCTATCACAGAAAACACTACAAATTTATGGAAGATTACTGGATGTCGGTTTTGAAACTGAGGAAGGACACAGTTGCATTCAACGATGTGTTTTACATAGGTTTTTTTCATTACTATTATACCATTAGTTTTTAAGCAATGGAACAAGAATTATAAAACACATTATGATTTTTTTTATTGTTGAGATAAATTGAATAGAAAAGTTGGCTTTATTCTTGACAGTGACAGATTTTGGTTGTTCAGAATAAAACCAACCATTTACTTTGCAGGCTGTGTTAAAAAATCTTCAAGACTTGCAGAGATGTCTTTTTGATAAAGATCAACCTTGGTCATAAATCCGTCAGAGATTGCAAGCTTTACAACTCCGAGAACTTGCTCCATTGCAGCTTGTTCTTCGGGAGATTGAAGCATTTGCTGTCTGCGAGTGTACAAGTGTACAAAATCATACACATGTTCAGCTATATGGTTTACAAGCTTGTGAGTTTTTTGTTCAATGACGGTTTCTAGTTTTTGCTTTTTTTGTTCTAGGGACATATGCGTTTATTTTAAACTCTATTTTCTTGAATGTTTATCTGCAACCACAGAAGCTACGAAAGCTTCTGGTTTTAACATGCACTCAAAACCACTTGCGGTTACATAACCCTTCAACTCATCTGAGAAGGCAGAAGTGAATTCAGCTTTTTCTTTTGGAGAAGCATCAATGTGAATTGAAGGAGTCAAGGTAGAAACTGATGTTAACCAAGAAGCCACTTCAATTGATTTGTCAACCTCTTGAAACATTCTTAGTTTTTGATTTCCTTTGTATGTTAGCCTGTTGTGGTGATCAAGCTTGTACCAATAATAACCACCCTTGCCTTTTCTCAACAAACAAACAACAGTAATGAACTTAAACGAACGCTTGTTCATCTGAGAGTCAGTTCCGACAATGAGTTCCACCGTTGCAAAAGGATCTTTTTGTCTGTAGTCTTTAATTAAAGAAGCAAGACTTTCTTCATTAACCTTTCTGCCTTCAGGATCAATCCACATTGTCACCTTTTCTGCTTCAGGTGCTTTCTCTGAGGGTGCCGATAAATCTGTTGTTTGTTTTTGACGCTTACTCATATTGTTTATTATCTCATTTTTTCATAACGATGCTGTGTTGTTTTAACCAAAAAATTGGCTTTCACATACTCACAGTAATATTCTCTACACATTTTTGGACGTATTGGATAAATTGTACAAAAACCTGTCTCTGGTGACAAGAATTTACAAGAATAACGTGGACCATTTACTTGCATTCTAAGAATGGGATAAGTTGTTGGAGATTTAAAAACTGGATGGCTGTTGAACAGCCTTTCTCCAATTAGTATGCCTTCTTCAAAATCTATCACGAGGTCTTCACGTTTTAGAGGCATGTTTTTCGTTTTAAACCACTTTAAAGTTTCTTTTATCCACTCTTCATCTACTGGCCCAAGAACGTGCTCTAAATCGTCAGGATCAATTTTACAACAACCGGCTTTTAAACCATCTATACCGCAACAGTTACCAAGACAAGTTTTAGTTCCTACCTCATCCGTAAATTTAATTCTTTTTTCTTTTGGTTGACTCGGCCATTCGTCAGGACTATTTATTCTCAAGACAGGGAGATAAAACTTATCTTTTTTCTGACGGGCGATCTCTTCATCAACACTAGATGTTACATGCTCACCCTTTACACTAAACTGCACATTATCCTGGTTGGTTTGAGATTGTGTCTCAGATTCTTTGGCCGGGATTGTTCTACCTGTCTTGAATTGCATACTTAGAATTGATTTTAGGAAAAACATATCATGACGCTAAAACAACTGTGGCAGAAGCAACAAGAGTTAAACGAACACAAAAACAACCAACAAGCTTTAACAGAAGCAAATTTTAACAAAAGATTTATCGCTTTTGAAGAGATTGAAGCTGACGATTTCAAAAAAGAACAACTGATAAAATCATTAGAAAATCTTGATAAAGTTGTAAAGGAAAACAAGTTTTACAAATTTTCCAAAATAGCTGAAACTGCCTGGAATGAAATCATTTCAGAGTCTATTAAAACTTCCGACCAGCAAGATGCTTTGATTCTTAAAGAAAAGTTGATGAACGGAATTGGCATCTATTCAATGCTTGTAAGACAAGCTCGCAAAGTTATGAATAGAGATGTTTTTCTTGTAAAAGAAAACAAGTCAAAAAATGATAATTCTTTTTTGTTTGAAGTTGTAGAACCGTTGATCTGGAGCACTGAACTTCAAGAAGAAGTTGAAAAATTGATGACACCAGAAGTTGCAGCAAAGATTTTCTTGCTTGGAAAGAATGTAAAACATCCAGTTTCTTTGTCGGAAAGCTATAAATTTTTAAATGAATTAAAAGTTGATGCAAACACTTTAAGAGAAATTCAAGCAGCAATTGAAAAACTACAAGGTGTAGCAAACAAGTACAAAAATCTCGGTACTCTTTCACAGGCCATCAAAGAACTAAGAGCAAATCTTACTAATGTGGTTTCCAACAAAGGAATTTTGTCTGGCGGCAACATGGAAGCTCAAAAGACAATAACAAGAGCAAACGTGTTATACGATGCAATGTTTGAGTTTTTTGTTCAAGATCTTCCAGTCATTATAGACATGGCAGAACTTGAAAATGCAAAACAAAGACCAGATCAACCAATAAACGCTGTTCTTGGAAACGTTGATTCAATTAAAGTTGAAAAACTTTTTGCTGCTAGATTACAACCTACTCACTGGTCAAATATAATGAGATATTTGACAGGTGGCACAAAACCAAATATTTCTTCAGTTATAAATGTTGATTCATTTGCAAGAGATTTGGCCACATTCACATTTCAACAACTACAATCTTTGTCAAAAGAAGGAGCTGGCTTACCACCTCCTGCGCAAGTTGAAAAACAAAGTGCAGAAGCTTTAAAGGACAATGGATTGTTGGGCAATTCTGAGAATGGACAACCAGCAAATACAACTCCTGGAGCTACTCAAAAACAAGTAGCAGAACTAAAGACAAAATATCCAGACAATCCTTTAATGGCTGCAAGTGAAATAAAATTGCCCGATGGAACAACAATTCCAGATGACATGCTTGGCAAATTTGTTAGAATGTCAGGAAAAGGTGGAAATATTTGGAATGTGTTGCAAAAATGGGCAGAAAAAATGGATGGTTCTTCAACTGCTCCATCAGAATCTCAAACCATCACCACCCCTCCAACAACACAACCAACAACTCCTCCAACAACAGAATCACCTGCTGCACCAGAATCTCAAACACCAGCAGTTAGCAAAAAAAGAGGCAGACCAGCAAAGGCCCAAACACCACCAACAGATGAACCAGCAGCCGTTGCGCCAGCAGCAACTCCAGCAGAAACACAGACACCATCAGCAGCAGCCGCCAGTACACCATCAAGCCCACAAGAGCTTAGTGCAGAAGAAGCCTTCAAACAATTAATGGGAAGTCACGGTTAAGTTTCTTCAGAAACCAGAACCATCCCACCAACACTTTTCAACTGATCAATTAAACTCAAAACATTTTTAACTGAGATAACAGCAGAGAAAGTAGAAACAATTTTATTTTTCTCTGCTGTGTTTATTCCAAAAAGAGTTAAAAATTCGCTCTGTTTTAAAAAACCATATCTAGTAAAATTTTTCAAACTTCTTAAAACCAAATCAGTTTTAACTTTCTCTGAAAGAAGTTGTTGTTTTGATAAATTTGACGGAAATTTAATTATGATTAAATTGCTAATGAGTGATTGTATTCTTTTGTTATAAAGATTGGTCAAATCTTGTACTTCAGTTGATTTAGATCTTTTTTCTGTAAGTTCATTTATCTTTAATCTAATTGATTCTTTTGCTTTTTTGTCTGATATTACCAACCAACCATCATTTGAAACTGAAACAAAATCAACTTCTTGTATTTGATCAAATTTTTTAAAAACAAGCATTTCTCCTTTAAGAGAGTTTACCACGTCTCCGTTTGATGCTGCCGCGATGTCATTTAAAACATTTAAACCATCAAGATTTGGATTTATTGTCATTGGAATTACATCAAGTTTTCCACTATCAAAATTAACTTTTAAAGTTCCAATAATTTCTTCTGAAAATCCTGCTGAAACTATCACCATAGATCTTTTCTGTTGATTGCACAAAGAAAGAAGATTGTCAAGTTCTGAAACCTTTTCAAGACGACCATCAACAAGTAAAATTTTGACTTCGTTTTTCTTCCAAAGTTTTGTTTTGCCAGAAAGAAAGAATTCCGGTATATTCAACTTGAATCTACAACCACTTGGCATTTTTTCAATTGAGTAAAAGTTTTTCTCACTCAAACTATTGTGACTTTCAACTTGTATGATTCCATCAATCCCAGAAACTTCAAAAGTCTTAAGAAGGGTTTCTTTAAGATTGTTTGACGTATTTCCACATATTTCATTAATCAAAAGTTCAAGTTCTATAAGAGAAAATGGTTTTGAAAGAGAAATTATTTGGTTTTGAAGTTTCAAAAATTCTTGTTTGTTTTCATTTTCAAATAAATTACACAATAGAACAAGAGATAAAAATCCTGAACCACAACTTTCAAAATCAGCTTTTTTAATCATTTCAAAAATTAATAACAGAAGTGTTTTTTTGTTCTGGTTCTTTTCATTTTCTATTTCTTGTTTGAAAAAATCAAATAGAAAATGAAAAGAACTCTTTTCATAATAGCCAAATTGATTTGACCAAGCACTGTTAAAAAAAAAGTTATCTACCACAACTTTTTTTATATGTGACAACAGGTCATTTAAATCATTTTTATAGATTCTTTCATTTGAAAAAATTTCTGTTTCTGAGCAGTTCTTCACAAATTAATATTTAAGCTACATAATAGCAAATGCCTAATAGTAATGACAACTCAATAAAACTACTGGAAGATATTAATCAAAGGCTCAAAGAGTCTCCAGCAATGAATGGTGGTTTTACAAGATTAACCGCTGACGTTAAAGAAATCAAAGAAAAAATTGATAGATTATATGATCCAGAAACAGGAACATATGCAAAAATGCATAGAATTTCTTTATCTACAGAACAGTTTGATAAAGATTTAAAAGAACACATACAAGAAGATTTGGAAGAAAACAAACAAATAAATGAAAATCTTCAAAAAATAGAAGAAGATATTAAAACTGTTTCCAAAAATTTAGATTCAATCAAAAAACTAGAAGAAATTTCTGGCGGTAAATCTCTTGAAGATTTAAATTCTTTGCTCAAGTTTAGAAAAAACTTTGATAAACTTTTCTGGTTATTGTTAGCTTCTTTGGTTGGAAGCTTTGGTAAAATTGTTTGGGAATCTATCACCAGACATTGATTTTGTTATACAAACTTGTTCCTTGAGCCATAATTAACAATCAAGGGACACTTCAGATAAATTCCCTTTTAACAAGAAAAGAAATAGGAAAATAACAATGACAACAGAACAATCAACACTAACAGTTAAAGAACTTTGGGAACAAACAAAGAAAACAGTTGATGAACTTGAAAAAGATGTTTCAAAGACATCTGAAAAGCACAATTGCTCCGCAGGTGTGAGAGTACGTCACGGAGCTCGTGACGTTGTTAAACTTTGCAAGCTTTTAGTTGCTGCTTCAAAGGCGGCAGACAAGGCAACAAAAGCAACAAGAGCTTCAACTCGTCCAGCAAAAGCTGTAGTAGCTACGGCGCCAACTGCTTGATTTTTTTGACTGCTAGTTAACAAGAACTACAAAAAGAAAGGGCAAGATGAATTCATCTTGCCCTTTCTTCGTTTAGCCAACATAATCTAGTTTGACTACCCTCACAGTTAGTAAAATAGACATGAAGCAAAAAAAAGAAAAAAAATTCTATGTTCTTGACACGAACGTCCTTCTTTGTGATTCAAATGCAATGTTTTCATTTGAAGAACACGATGTCTTAATTCCATTAATTGTTTTGGAAGAACTTGACAGACACAAGGACCGGCAAGATGACGTTGGACGTGAAGCAAGAGAAGTTGCAAGAAAATTAAGAGACCTTCTTTCACAAGAAGAAAAGCTTACCAAATCTGGGATTGACACTCCTGGTGGTGGAAAGTTATTTCTTTATTCAATTGAAGATGTTTCAACATCAACAGTTGTTCCTGCAATTTCAGCAGAGTTGGAACTTAAGTCCGGTGACAATCAAATTTTGAGATTTTGTAGAGGTGTGCAGCACAAACACACCACACACAAAGACAACGTTATTCTTGTAACAAGAGACACTTTGTTAATGGTTAAGGCAAAAGCACTTGGAATATGTTGTGAAACATATAAAAAGATGCAAGTCACAAGAGATTCTTCAACAATTTACACGGGAGTTGAGTCATTTTGTGAAATTCCAAACTTCAACTTTGCTCTTGCTTATGCTGGTGGTATGACGAGAGATTTGTTTTTAACTTATTTGACAGATGAACAAAAAGAGTTCAACTGGTATCCAAACATGTTTTTAACTGTAAAAAGTGGAGAAAGTCAAAGTATTCTCTTAAGATATCTCTCAGATGAACTTCCTTTGAAAGTTGTTGGAAAACCTGCTGGAGTTGGAAAGCTGACAGCCAAAAACCAAGAACAAAAATTTGCTCTAGATCTTTTGTTGGATCCAAAAGTAAAACTTGTTTCTTTGGTTGGAATGGCCGGAACTGGTAAAACTTTACTTGCAATTGCTGCCGGATTGGAACAGACTTCACTGGGCTCCAAACAAGCAACATATAACAGTTTGGTGGTTTCAAGACCAGTTCAACCAATGGGTGCAGATATCGGTTTTTTGCCAGGAACTATTTCAGAAAAAATGGAACCATGGTTAGCTCCGATAAAAGACAATCTTCGTTTTCTTTTATCTGACGGTAAAAAAACAAAAGCTGGCGAGTCAACTCTTGACATTCTATTTGAACGTGGAACAATTGAAGTTGAAGCTTTAACATACATTCGTGGCAGAAGCATTGCAAATGCTTTTATGATTATTGATGAAGCACAAAACTTGTCCGCCGCAGAACTTAAGACAATTATTACCAGAGTTGGTGAAGGAACAAAAATTGTTCTAACCGGAGACATTGAACAGATTGACAATCTTTCTGTAGACAGCACCTCAAACGGATTAACTGTTGCAGTTGAAAGATTTAAAACCACAAAACTTTCTGGTCACGTAACTTTGATAAAAGGTGAAAGATCAGAACTTGCCTCACTTGCCGCTTCAATTCTATAACATTCCTATTTAAAGACAATTAAATGTCTTTAAACCCTCGCAACGGATCTGTAAGAAAAATTTATCCAACTCACAAACAACGTCCACAGATAAAACAATTTGTGGACGCTGGTAATGTTGATTCTGCCAAATATCAAAAACAGTATTCTTTTGGTTTTTTTCATAGAAACAATGAAGAAAATGTTTTAGTTTATGGTGTCTATGAAGAGTTTTTACTAAGTTTTACTCTTGGAGAAACATTAAAATCTTTCTCATTTGCAGAACCTTTTGGCGGCATTCCGATTGTGGTTGCCAGTGTTGACAATTCTCAAGAAAACAACGTTATTCCTTACATTACCAGCATCAGTGAAACGAGTGTTGATGTTGGTTTGTCTGCTCCTATTCTTGGTTTTGTTAGGATAAAAGCAGTTTATGCCAACTCTTATCCGACTCTTGTCAATAGTGGATCTACCGCAATTTGGTGTACTGCAACTTCTTCCTTTGTTTCAAATTTTTATCAACCAGAGTTTTCTTTTACTTTTCCCGCATTGTCCGCAACTCCAACTTCAGTTTTTACAACCATGTTTGGAACGAATGAGGTTGACGTTTATCTTACCAACATCTCTTCTGGCAGCAATCAACTCACTTCTTCTTTCTCTGCTCCAATAACATCAAGTTCAATAAATTTGATAGCATTTATGTAAAAGTTGTTATTTAACTCTAACATGTCTTCATATGATTTTAGAGCGCAACAAGTAAAAACTGGGAAGTTGATTGTTTCTTCTTCAACAGAAGATGCTGTTCCAAACAGATTATTAATTTATCCTGTTGAAGTTGATGGAACTCCTCCAAATCAAGGAAATATAAATCAAAATCCTGTGTTGGGTTTTTCTACTTCCAGTCTTGGTTCAGATGTATATGTTCATTTTTATGGATCAAATACAAAAGTTGTTTCTTTTGGTGGAAAAACAAAGTTTAGTTCTTCTTTAACTTCTCTTGGTGGATTTTCGGGATCTCATCAATATTTGTCAGATGGCATAACACCGGCATTTGTTGGCGGTCCAAACATAACAGTAAATTTTATTCCAAATGGAGCAGTAGCAATATCTGGGTCAAGTACAGGTGCAGATCCAAATGCAAACTATCTTTTAACTTCCGCAACTGCTTCACTTGCAAACTCAAGACTGATTGCAAGTGGTATTGGAATTGAATTGTTTAACAATGGAGTAGATAAATTAATAATTTCCAGTAGATTGACAGCCGGAAACAATATTAATTTTGTAAGCGGAACAAATGGAGCAATTGTCATTTCGTCTCTTTCTAGTTCTATTTTTACTGTTAGTGCAGCATATGCCAAAACTACAAGTTCAATTTCCATTGACACAAGCGGAAGATATTCAAATCAAATTGGAAGCGATGTTTACTTTTTTGTTTCTGGAAGTGAAGCAAATACTTCAGTTTTTCAAGGAAGATTAAATGTTTCAGGAACAATAAAAGCTCATTCTGGTATTTCTGGTTCCATTCAAAGATTACTGGATGGATCACCTGCTTTTGTTCCGGGAAACTACACTTTGATTACTACTCAATCAAACGGAGCTATTGCAGTTAGCAGTTCGTTGAGCTTTGTTGGCGGCCCAAACATTACAATAAACGATGTTGGTGGAACAATAAATATAAGTGGATCAGCCAGAATTGTTTATCATACTATTGCAAGTTACAACACAACAATAATGACTTCGTCTGTTGCCATTGGACAATTTGCTTTTGTTCCTTCAGAAGTTCCAACAAGCTCTATTGTTTTAAGAACAATTTTAAGTACCGTAACAGCTTCAAATTTTGCTTATGTAAAACTTTACAACATTACGTCTGGTTCATATGTTGGAATAGGAGGATCAACAAATTTTGTTCTTTCTTCATCTTTAACAACTCCTACAAAAATAGAATCAGTGAATCTTTCAAGTGCGACAAATTGGTCTACTGGAAGTTCTGTATACCAAATTGAAATGTATTCTTCAAGTTCATTGACTCCAACAATACTTGGAAATGCAACGGTTGTTTATAGTTAGAATTATGGCTGTTAATGTTTATAGAGATATTTCTTGTTCAACCGATGCAGATGCGGCATATGAAATATGGCTGAGATTGACCAGCAATGGTTATGTAGCTTCTTCCTGGTCCAACGGCACCACAAGAGTTGCTGGTGCTGGCCCAGCTTCAGCTTCAGACCTAAGTGCAACAAACAGTTATTGGGTTGTTAGATTTTCTACAAATGGAAGATGGATTACACTCAAAAGAACTGCTGCAAATACTTGGCTTGTTGAATATACAACGGCAGATGGAACTATGGCTGGAGGAAATGGCACCACACCAGATCGCGATGCTACGCTAACAAAAATTTGGCTTAATTCTGCACAAATTTATCCTTCTTCTGGAGTTACGGCAACTAAACTTCATACTGTTGTAAACAATGTAACCGGATCTTTTGCTTGTTGGGGTCGTAGAACGCCCAACGTTGGCGGCAACACCGATGGTTGTTTTGCAGTATTTTTAGACATCTATACTCCTGGACCATGGACTGCAAATCCTGACCCAGCCATGGGCGCAGCCGCATTTAACAATAACAACACAGTAACATATACGATAATGGCAAACGTTCAAGGTTGGTATGCAAAAGGATTAAGCGGAGCAAGTTTTAAAACTAATAATGTTATGGATAATCCTGGTGGCGTTAATGGCAATAGCACTGCTGATCCAACAGGGCAAGATATTGAGTATGAAGTAAGATGGACTAATTCTGTTCCTGTCATATACGGTGTTTCTTCTATTTTTAGAGCTTTACAACCTTATCGCAATCCTATTGTTGGTATTGATAGCGGAGCAGTTTTAAATCGTGCTGCTTTTGGCGGTATTACTGTTGCTAATGATGGAGTAGCTTTAACAAGTTAATATGATAAGCGTTTCAGCACCAACATATTCTTTAGTGTATCCCAGAGTTTCGGCTGGTCAATGGGCTTTGAGCAGTGTTGTAACCTATTATTACAAATATAACGGCAACATCATTTCTACAACCATTAAAAACTCCATTCCTCCAACCGCAGTTTTAATTGCAACTGTAACTGGAATGTCTGGTTAATTTATTTTATACCAGAATAACTCCTAAGACAAAATAGGAGTATGAATCAAATACTCCAAAATTGTTTTTCTAACATTCCAACCGAACTATTCATTCCAACAAAATCTAAAATTGTTTTTGTATGCGATTTCTTTGTTAAAGATATTTCTGGTGGTGCAGAACTTACCACAGAAAGTCTAATAGAAAGAAGTCCTTTTGTTAGCAGTATTGCAAAAATTCACTCCACTTCTTTAACTCCTAAAATGATTCAAAAAAACAAAGATAAATTTTTTATCTTTGGAAATTTTACGCTACTTTGTGAAAATTCTATTAAAACCATAATTGATTTAAAAGTTGCTTATGGAATCATAGAATACGATTTCAAATATTGTAAGTTTAGATCTGAAAAACGACATTTTATTGAAACTGGGATTTTATGTAATTGTACAAATGAACTTTTAAAGGAGTTTTTCAATCAAGCAAACATTTTGGTTTGGATGAGTGAAAAACAAAAACAAATAGTACACGAAAAAATGTCCCTTGAAAATCAAAACAACTTCATCTTGTCTTCAGTGTTTTCAAATGAAACACTTGAATATTTGTCAAGTTTGAGAGAAAAAAGTGCAGTTTTGAAAAGAGATGTTGCTGCAATGCTGGGAGGAGGGAGTTGGATAAAAGGAATTGAGGAAACTGCAAATTATCTTAGAGAACGTGGGGTTGCTTTTGAGACAGTGCAAGATCGTGATTACAAAAGTTTTTTAACTAAACTTTCTTGTTACAAATCTTTTGCATTTTTTCCTCTTGATTACGATACTTGTCCAAGAGTAGTAATTGAAGCAAAGTTATTGGGATTAAATCTATTGTTAAATGATAATGTTCTTCACAAAGAAGAAGAGTGGTTTAAAACAGATGATTTAAATTTCACAATCAATTATCTAAAAACTAGACCAGAAGAGTTTTGGAAAAACAATTGTTTTTCTTTAATCTCATAATAAAAATGAAAAGATTCAATAAACAATGAATGAAATAAAAAATGAAAATTTTCACTTGAAAGTAATCAATGAAAATAATATAGAAAAATTACCAATCATAGAAAAAAAACACACATCATATTCTGAGTTGATAACCTGGATTGATTGTTCTTGGAAACATAAGCTCAAATATAAAGATTTAATTAACTTATCAAAAGGTTCTGAACACACAGAATTTGGTCATGAAGTCCATGCTGCTTTGGATACGTTCTTGAAAACTAAAGCAATGCCCCCCTCAGAAGAAGTTGTAGTTAAATTTCAAGAAGCAATTGACAAACTTGGCATAGAAGTAGAACGTAAAGATTTTCATGATGTGATTGATCCAATTTTAAAAGAAGTTCCAATTTTCTTAGATGAAAAGTTTAAAGGTTGGGAATTTGTAGCTTCAGAACAATCTTTGTATGAAGAAGCTGGTGTTCAAGAAGACCGATATTTTAAAGGTTTTATTGATGGTATCATCAAGGTTCCAAAATCATCTAGACTCAAAAGAGCAAAACCAGATGAATTTGAATATTGGATTTTAGATTGGAAAACATGTGCTTGGGGTTGGGACATGAAAAAGAAAACAGACCCAAAGAAAACAATGCAACTTGCATTCTATAAACACTTCTTTTCAAAGAAATTTTCAATTGATATAAAGGATATTCGTTGTGGTTTTGTTTTGTTGAAAAGAACACCAAGTAAAAAATCAACAGAGAGATGTGAGTTGGTTCCAGTTTCAGTTGGAGAAAAATCAATTCAAAACGCTCTTGATAATCTTGGAAATATGCTTGGATCTTTCAAGAAGAAACTTTATCAAAAAAACAGAAATAGTTGCACCTATTGCGAATACAAAGGAACTACCTATTGTCCTTAATATGATAAAGTTAAAAGATTTAATGTTACTGTTTAATAGGATAAAAAATGAAAAATAAGAAAAAGATAAAAATCTTAGAAAAAAGAATAGAAGTGATAGAAGCTTGGTTAATCAATTTATCAACCTTTCTTTCTCAAGAACAAGAAATGAATGATGATTTAGAAGATAAGAATGGATTGGAAGTTTCTTCTAATGACAACAGTGAAGAAGAATGATAAACAGTTGAAAACTTCCGGTTATACGACAAGTAGAAATATTTTAAAAATGGATTTTCCTGTCTGGGAATCCTTGACTTCAATGTCATCCATTGTTGATGAAGTTGTTGTTTTTGACACTTCAGATGGAAATGACAACACTTTAGAAAAACTACATTCTTTCTCCAAAGAAAATCCTAAGATAAAAGTATTCCATGAAGATTGGGATTGGAAAACTCCTAATCATGGAGTTTTAGATGGTTTAAGCAAAGCTTCGTCAAGGCAACGTTGCTCTGGAGAGATATTGGTTCAGTTTGATCTTGATGAAGTTGTACATGAATCTCAAGTTGATCTTTGGAAAAATTATTTAAAAGATTTTAATGATCCAACTATTTTTCTTGCTGCACTTCCAGTTGTTGAATGGTGGGGCTCTGATGGAAAAGTTAGAATAGATGTCAACTTCTGGAAATGGAGAGTTTCTAATAATCACCCAAACATAACACACGGAGTACCACACCATCTCAGGACTTTTGATAATTCTGGTTTACTTTATGCAAAACCAGGAACAGATGGTTGCGATTATGTGACAAGAAACTCAGGAGAAATTGTTACTTGTTTTGGGTTTATGTCGCAGCAAGAATTGATCTTGCAAAACAATGCTGTTTATAATGAAAAAGCTTTAAAGTTGTTTTCAAAAGTTTATAAACAAAAAATTGAAGAACTTCCAACAATATACCACTACAGTTGGTTTAATATTGAAAGAAAAATTAAACAGTACAGAGAGTTTTGGTCTGATTTCTGGCCGAGTCTTTACAACGAAACAAGAAATACAAATCCATTTTTCCCTGACTTAAGCTGGGAACACGTTACAGATGAAATGATTATCGCCAAAGCTGATGCTTTAGAAAGTTTGTCTTGTGGCCATGTGTTTCACAAACCATGGGATTCAAATTCTATTCAAACACTTGGAATAACTTTGGGCAAAGAATATCACCCGAAAATAATGAAAGATTGGATAAAGTTGTGAACATAGTAATTTTTAGTAAAAATAGAGCAGCACAATTGGAGGCTCTGTTAAGATCTTTTTATGAAAATTGTGAAGACGATCTTTCCCAGCATAAAATTTCTGTTATCTTTGCTTTTGATGGTGACATGTGGCAAGGATACAGAAAACTTCAATTCTCTTTGAAGAATAAAAAAAATATAAAATGGATTCCACAGCAACCAACCGATAACTTTGGAATTTTGCTTCTTTCCTGTTTGGACCTTCAACAAGAAATGACAATGTTTCTTGTTGATGATATTCTTTTCAAGAAAAAGTTTTCATTTGAAAAAGATGGAGTTTTTAAAGCGTTAAAAACTTCAAACAAAGTTTTGACTGCATCTTTGAGACTTTATCCTGGAATCAATTTTTGTTATCCAACACATCAATTACATCCAGTTCCAAACTACAGCACAGTTTATTTTGAAAATCAGGAAGTTGGTTTGGTTGACTGGACTCAAAATACCACAAATGATTGGGGTTATCCAATGTCTTTAGATGGAAACGTTTTTAGAACAAATGACATCTATCCACTTTTGTCCACGTTAAACTACAAAAATCCAAATAGTTTAGAAGGATTTTTGGCCAGTTTTGCAATGCAGTGCTTTGGTAATGAAAAACCACTTGTTGCTTTCTACAAAGACAATAGTGTTCTTGTTAATATACCAGCAAACATGGTCCAAGAAGAAGTTAAGACAAATCGTTTTGTTCTTACTTTGCCAATTGATGTTTGTCAAGAAAAGTTCATGAATGGAGAAGTGATTGATATTGCTCCATTACAAAACATATTAAATCACTCACCACACATTGACTACAATCTACAGTTCAAAAAACAATAAAATGAAAGAAAAATCAAGTATTTTAATAACTGGCGGTGGTGGTTTTATTGGGCATCACTTGGTCAATTATTTGTTAAAACAAGACAAGTATAAAATAACTGTTGTTGATAATTTTTCAACAGGAGATTATAGAAACATTAGAGATCTTAAAGAAGTCAATTTAATTCTTGGAGATTTCACAGATCCGAATTTGTTGCTTGATATTTCTGAAGGGAAGTATCAAAACATAGTTCATCTTGCCGCAACAGCAAACATTAAACAGTGCGAAGAAGACCCAGTTTCTAGTTTTTACAACAATTGTTTAAACACACAAAAACTGTTGCACGCTTGCTCTTCAAAAAAAGTAAACAAATTTGTGTTTGCCTCTTCTTGCGCTGTATATGGAAACAATGGGCCTTCATTTCCAATTGAAGATGTTGTTTTGGATCCAATTTCTCAATATGGTCTACAAAAAGAAATTGGTGAAAAAATGTGTGTTCTTTCTGGTAAAAATTTCAAGAACGGAATTTCGTGCTTAAGATTTTTTAATGTTTTTGGAGAAAGACAAAAACATGGAGTTGTTGTAAGTTGGAGCAAGATTTTAGCGTATGCAATTAAAAACAACACCCAGGCAGTAGAATTAAGAGTTAATGGTAATCCTTCTCGTGATTACATTTATGTTGGAGATGTTTGTGAGTCAATTGCAAAAGCTTTAACAAAAACTTTTAGTTCAACCGAAGATGTTGGTTGTGGTGACTCAATCTCTCTAGAAGAACTAAAAAATCTCATGATTGAAGTTTCTGGATATCAAGGTGATGTCAAAACAGCAAAGTATGAAGCCAATGATTATGATCCATTTTTTGTAGAGGTTGTAAAACCTCTTCAAAACATAAAACCAAAAAATAGAAAACAAAAACTTAAACAAACGTTTGAATCATATCTCAAAGAAACAAAATAATGACCGAAATAAAACATCAAATTTCTGTAGTTCTTCCAACTTACAGACCAAAAATTCCTTGGATTCGTAGAGCAGTTGCTTCTATTGCAAATCAAACAATTATGAACAACCACGAAGTTTTAATTTCTTTGTTTGTTTGTTTGAATGAACAAGATGAAATTGAAAAAAGAAAACAAAGAACAATTCTTGATCGTTCCAATTTAGATGAATTTGTTCACACAAAAATTATTGAAACAGATATTTCTGGTATTGTTTCTGGTTTAAACAAAGGAGTTAAGTACGCTGATTCTATAAATTCAATGCTTGTTGGAAGCTATAACAGAAACACTCGCAACTGGATAGCAAGAATTGATGATGATGATGAGTGGTTGCCAGAAAAACTTGAAAACCAAATAAAATTTCTTGATGAAAACCAGGACGTAAAAGTTCTTGGAACTCAGATGAATCTGGTTTTGCCGGACAATAACTTTACACCAACCGGCAAAACCAACTATCCAACTTCTCATGAAGACATGGAAAAATGGCTTTCCTTTGGACAAAATCCAATTGGACACCCAAGTGTCATGTTTGAAACATCAATAACACAAGCTGTTGGGCTCTATGACAACATGTTTCCAATGGCTGAAGATATGTGGATGTGGGCGAAGTGTTCTTTGTGTGGGATTAAGATGGCGAACTTGAATAAAGTGCTGGTGAACTACACTTCAGTTCATAATCCAAAGTATGATCCGAAAGTACCAGTTCGTGTGGCAAAGGTTTACAACTTGATTAAAAATCAAGATTAATAAGTTGTAGGAACCATTTTTTGTTTGTCGCCACGGTTTCCATATCCGTGCCAATGAATACGTCTAGCATCTGGATCCATGGTTGGGTTTTCTTCATCAACATGGAAACTTGCTGTTTTTCCGCTACCTGGAACGTAATCTGGTTCAACATTGTTGTCAAACTCTATTTTTCCTCCACCAATTGTAGTTCTGTCAAAATCTGGACGCATTGACATGTCTCCAAATTGTTTTACAAATTTGTAAGCGTCATGGTGGTCAATTCCAAATCTATTTTGCAAAGCGCCAATAATTGTTCCGTTTTTAATTGAATTAATTGGTGCTCCTTTAATAAATTCAATCATTTCTTCTTGTTCGTTCTCTGGACCCTCAGTTTTTGGATCAACAAAGTGATCCATTCCGCCTTGCAGAGACAAAGAAGATTCAATAAGTTTTGAAAGAGAAATATTCTTTTTATTCATCAAACTTATATATTCTACAATATTGCAAGTTAACTAGAACCCGTAAACAATGACAGCAGGAATATTTTTAATTGCTACAAACAAATACATTAAATTTGTAGAACCCCTTATAACTTCAATAAAAACTAACTTTCTTCCAAAAACTAACCTTCAAGTGTTTCTTTTTTCTAACATTGACGAACAAAAAGAAACACTTGAAGCACTTGGCAATCAAAGAATTAAGTTAAAATACATTTCTATTGAACATCAACCTTGGCCAATGATGACCTTGTTGCGTTATGAAATATTTTTAAAAGCACAAAAATTTATAACTGAAGACATTGACCATCTTTTCTACCTTGACGTTGACATGTTGGTTTACTCTGAAGTGAAAGAGAAAGAAATTTTATTGCAAAACAAAGGCTTGATCGCGACCGCACATCCAGGCTTTTTTGATAAACCAAAAGAAATGTGGACTTTTGAAACTAGTCCAAATTCTCTTGCTTGTATCACAAAACAGAATGAAATTGACTGGTGTGTAAACTATTATTTTGCTGGAGGTTTCCAGGGCGGAACAACGGAAGAATATCTTGAGGCAGTGAAAACAATGTCCACAAACATTCAAACAGATCTCAAAAACAACATTGTTGCAATGTGGCATGATGAGAGTCACTGGAATCGTTATTGTGCAACCAATAAACTAAGAAAGATTCTTCATCCAGGTTTCTGTTATCCAGAATCACAACAACTTCCATTTCAAAAGAAAATAGTTGCTCTAGACAAAAACCATACAGAGATGAGAAAAGAGGAACAACAATGAAAAAGAAAGTTGCTTTTTGTTTATCTGGTGAAATGAGATGGGTCCAGGAAGGCTACAATCAACATAAACGTTGGTTTGACTTAAATAAACATGAATATGACATTGATGTGTTTATGCACAGTTGGGATGTTTCTGGAGCAACCGGACAACTTGTGAATGGATGTTATCCATGGAAAGGAACACATCCACCAAAAGAACTTGCACTTAATCTTTACACTCCAGTTTCTTACTTAATTGAACCACAGATATCATTTGATGTTTCTAGAAATTTTCACGGTCCCTTTGTAGTCAATCTTCACAATACCAAGTCAATGTTCTATGGTATTGAACGTGTCAATAAACTTAGAAAGGAGTACGAAGAAAAACAAGGATTGAAATACAACCTTGTTGTTAGAGCTAGGTACGATGTCATACTCCGCACTCCTTTGTCTTTTTCAAATTTTGATACCGAAAGCGTACATTTGCACTGTAGACCCAAACACACCCCAACTTCTACAAGCGATCTTCTTGCGTTCGGTCCAGGAGAGTTGATGGACCAATATTCAGACACTTTCAACCATCTTGATCGTTACAACTGTGATGAGGGAGTGTTTTGTTGTGGAGAAATTATTCTTGGTTATGCTTTGTATAATGATAAAAAAATAAAGATTTCTGAGCATGACTGGACGGGTAACATTGAAATTCTTCGGCAGGAAGTTATTCATACCTTGCCAAGTTCATAAAATACACGACATGAATAGCATTAAAGCAATTTTGTTTGATTTTGATGGTACACTTATAAATGCAAAAGAATGGCACTTTGATGCTTTGAATGTTGCGCTTGTTAAAAACGGTTTCAATAAAATACCACACAATGAACACTTGTTGACATTTGACGGATTGTCAACAAACCAAAAACTTGATCTTCTTTCAATTAAAAACAAAGAAACAAGACAGAAAATCAACGAAGAAAAACAAAGACAAACAATCAAAATTTTAAAAAAAGAAACCGTTCCAAACAACGATATTGTTTTGTTGTTAAAAGATCTTGAGGAATCTGGTTATATTATTGGTTGTTGCTCTAACGCAATTAGAAACACGGTTGAAACTGGACTTAGCTACCTTGGAATAAAACATTACTTCAAGTTGATTCTGAGTAATGAAGATGTTTCAAAGCAAAAACCAGATCCAGAAATCTACAAGAAAGCTTGTGAAAAACTTGGAATTGAACCAAAAGAATGTTTGGTCGTGGAAGACAATCAAAAAGGAATTGAAGCTGGACTTACTGCTGGATGTTTTGTTCACAAAGTAAAAGGACCAGAAGATTTGAGTGGAATTGTTGACAAACTCACAGCCATTGAACCGACAATAAACTTGGTAATTCCCATGGCTGGTTTGGGTTCAAGATTTAGAAATGCTGGTTATAAAAATCCAAAACCATTCATTGAAGTTGACTCTGTTCCAATGATTGAACTTGT